AAACCAACGTATTCGATAAGACCGTCAACGCTTTTTCCTGACAGCGCCGTCAGGGTTTCGTCCAGCGGCTGCTTGCCCGCAATCATGTTAGTGATAGTGGTAGCAAAATTAGGATCGTTACCCAGCGCGTCAGCCAGTTCTTTCAGCGTGTCCAGCGCTTCCGGCGCAGAACCAACCAACTGTGCCACTTTCGCAGCCACAAACGCTGCCGTGGCAATTTCAATACCTGCAGCTGTGGTTTCCGGCGTTGGTGCTGTTGGCGTACCAGTCAGTGCCGGACTGTCCAGCGGGGCTTTGGTCTGTACCTCACTCATGACAGCTTTGACCGCCTTTGGTGTGGCCGCCAGCGCTTCGCTGTCACTGTCCGTGGCACTGCTCAACTGAACTATGCCTTTTTGAGACGTGGTGCTCTCCTTGATATCAAGACTCCCTGCAAAAGCCGCAGCCTCGTCTCTAAATTGTTTGGCGTCAAAAGCAGATTCACTTGCGCTGGTGCTTGCAGTTGTCGCCTTTTCCACTTCTCTTTGAATTGAAGCGGTGATCTGTGCTGATGTCTGAGAGGCCGCTTTATTTGCAGCGTTATTTGCAGCGTCTTTTGCTTCTTCGCTGTATTGACGCGTGGTTTCACGAGCAGCAATAACCTCGTCTCTAAATTCGGAAATTTGAGATTTGCTGGTATCCACATCCAGCTTTAACTGGTTGGCATCTGCCGCACTTTTTGCAGCATTTGTAGCGTGGCCGCCAGCGATTTCTTTCGACTCGCTGGCGGCAGCGGCGTTTTTAGCTGATACAGTTTCAGAAGCAGCAGCCGCCTCTCTAGAGCTATTTGCGGCTTCGGCATATTTTTTTGCTTCAGCTGCGTCGTTTGCCGAAGATAACGCGCTTAATGCCGACGCCTTTTCACTTTCCGATACTTTAGCTTCTGAGGCTGCTGCGTTGGTTTCAGACGCTTTTGCAGCCGCAGCACTGACTCTCGACGATGCGGCATTTTCTGTCGAGTTGGCTTCAGACGTTTTTGCAGCTAAAGCGCTAAGTTCTGCCGCTCTCTTACTTTCTGCTGACGAAGCCGCACTTTGAGAAGACTCATCAGCTTTTGTTGATGCGATGGAGGAATATTGGGAAGCAGATGCAGCACTTGCGGCAGCTTCTTTAGCCTTATCACCAGCAGCATTAATTGCTTCTGTATTATCTGTATACCATTTCAAGGCAGCATTGTGTTCGTTAACGATTTGAAGAAGTGATTTAACAGCTAATTCCGTTCCATCCTCTCGCTCAATCAAGACTTCATCTACAGCCGTAAGCCAGCTGCGCATAGCTTTAGAGTCAGTCGACATACGAGTCATTAGTGCAGTAAATCTCGCACTAAACTGTGTCAGATCGCCTTCATAAGTCGTGATAATGCGACATGGGACATCTGTCTGCGTTTCGCCCGTATACTCCTCGACAAGAGTAAGACTGGTATCGCTTTGTACACGTTTAATTTCGTACAATTTGTTATCAGGCCCAATAACGATCATGCCCGGAAGTACGCCATTAGAGGTGACGTTCCAGAATGTACTCGTCCCGGTCAACGAGCGACTTCCACTTGTAAACGTTACAGTACCTTCCCTGTACCACATAAAATCTCCTTAATCTGGCTGGCATTCATTCCAGCCATAAGTAATTACCTATCTATTTTGTCTTATTCAAAAAAATTTTTCTACAGTGAACATTTCATGTACACATAAACTAACTCTTATTACCCCCAAAAAGACAATCATCAACTCACAAGAAATCCTGATGGGGATGACTTCGTTGTCGTGATTTGTATTCCACTAGTAACATAACCTGCTGCTGTGTTCTGGACTGCCACTTCAATCCTAAAAGTAAATCTGATATCGCCACCTCCAGAGTACATAGGCTTAAAAAAACTAAATGGGTTAGATTTACCTGGATTTAAGACATCCTGCGTAACATAGCCAGAAGTTACGATCTCCACGCTTCTCCTGAAAATCTCCCCCCCATTAACAGAAACAATCAGCGTACAAAGAGACCATGCGCCATTTTTACCACTACCCTCATACACCACCCCAGAATAGAAGACAGGTGGGATAGATATATGACGATCAAATGTCTGATCATCAAGCACAGTCACCGTTCTTTCTGTGGCATATCGTTTGTCGCCTATTTGTTGCAACGCGGGGAAAGTGACATTGTGGATCTTCACTATATCTCCAATTATTCTTTCCGCTTTTAACGTCCCGTTAATAGTACAAGTATCAGCAATAGTAACGTTATTTAACGTTCCTGAGTTTGCATCAATATTTCCTCTAAATTTGCCGTTATTAAATTCAGGAGTTCCATCTTTACGAATACACCAACCTGATACACCTGCAACATAGTCGTAGGACTGAATTACGTTTCCAATTTTTGCATCAGAAATCGTACCGTCCTTAATCCATGCACCGTTCATATAGGCTATGCCGTTTTCGATAACGAAAGGCGTTGTGACAGTTCCATTGACTGAGTTAACCAACCCAAAGCGATCGGCTTGTACAAGGAACTGCGAAAGACCAGTGCTATCGATACCTAACGCGATACCTGCAACATATGTCTGACCACCTGCAGATGATGTTTCCATTTTCAGTGTCCAGGCTGCTGATACCTTTTTATTCGTGTCAGCAATAGCCTGAGCCTGTTCCTGAATTACAGCAGAATTACCATCAACCTCGGCTTTAATGGTATCAACTCGTTTACCAATGGCATTGTCAGCCTCCGCTCTAGCAGTAGATTCTGACGTTATTGCCGCACTGATATCTTTCCCTGTCTGGGCTTGCAGATTGCTAATTTGGCTTGCAAGAGCTGAATCCGAGTCGGTTCGTGCTTTAGTTTCAGTTGCTACAGCGGCTTTTATATCTTCGGCAGTTTGAGCTTTAAGAGTGCTGATTTGGCTTGCCAGTGCGCTATCAGCATCTGTCCTTGCTTGTGTCTCGCCAGCGACAGCGGCCTTAATATCATCCCCTGTCTGTGCTTGTAAACTAACAATCTGGCGTGCGAGCGATTCATCAGCTGTTACTCTTGCCTCTTGTTCAGCAATAATTGAGGCAGAAATATCATCGTTTAACTTAGTTTCCAGTTTACTTATATTGGTTGCCAAAGCCTTATCGGCTTCAACACGAGCAGTTGTTTCTTCGGTAATAGACGCTTTAATGTCCTCACCTATTTCAGCACGAATTTCCTCTACTTTCGTTGCCATCGCAGTCATATCATCTGCAAAGGCCTTTTGAGTAGTGGCAATTTTCGCATTGTTAAACATCTGCTTATGCTGATCTTCATCTTGTCGTAATGCCAGATCAATGTTTGTCTTAGCTAACGCCTCAATGTTCGTTGTAACTTCAGAACTTGCTCGATCAATTTCAGCAACCGTCTTTTTCATCTCTTCAACGGCGGCAACGCTGTCATCAACGGATGACTTTAATGCCTCGATCTGCTTCGCATTTGCATTATCTCCTTCGACACGAGCTTCTTTTTCTTCTGCTACGAGAGCAGAAGCATTATCTATGGCAGCCTTGGCGGCATCTACAGCACCTGCTACTGCCTTATCCTGCTCGGATACTTTATTTTCCAGCTTAACGATGGCTGCGTTAGTACTGTCTAATTGTTCTAACGCATCATTTACTTTATTAATCGTGCCATCAATTTCGGATTTGAGTTCAGTTTGTGCTGACTCCAGCTTATTACTGGCGATGGTAAGCTTACCATCCAGCTCACTTAGACTATCCTCCATCTCCTTATAAATTTCATTTACGGCATCTTGAGACGCTTTCGAGTTAATATCTTCCAGCAGTTCCTGCCCCAACTCCGAAGACGTGATCTTATCTTTCAAGAATGAAAGGATATCTTTCGTCATCGCCTCAGTACCCAAGTTTGAGTTGGGTGGACTAAGCATTCCTCGTTTGTTTGCAGCTTTAACCCAATAAAACCAAGTCTCACTATCGCCAAGACCAGAATGGGTAAACGTGGTGCTGGCGGCTTCTGCAATAAGCGTTGCCGTATCTAAATCGTTTGTTCTTGATGCGTAAACGTTAATGTGATCAAGGTCAACTGAGTCTGGGTTAACCCAATTAAGCACAACATTACGATAGTCCCCAACCGCTGTAAGAGACGTAGGTGATCCGGGTGGCGTCATCGTGCCAAGAACTTTATATACGGTACTGATTATTTCCGTTTTCTTACCGCTGAACGATACCGCATAGAGCTGGATGTCATACTGCCCATTCTCGGCAATATTTTCTATCTCATACTGTTCCTCATTAACGCGAGCAGACTGCCAGTTGGATACATTATTTTCATCCGAACGGCGCCAGCTTATCCAGTATTCGGTAGACTTCCCTTCCCACGTCGCAATAAGTTTAATCGACAGATTACCAGGGCTGGAAATATAAGTTCCCTCAGTAACCTGTAGATTTGTAGGCTTTGAGTATGTTGGATCAAGTACCGTAGTATTTTGCGGTATTAGCGTAGCGCCATTATCGATAGCCTGGTACTTTGACGGGTTGTTTTGTACTACCGTAACATCAAAAGAACCTTGAGTATCACCCTGGGCCACATTAATCACACGTGCACACATTGGTTCGAGATCAGGTTCGCTGATCATCCACACGCCATTCAAAACAGGTTTATCACCCTGCAAAAGAGGCTTAGTGAACGTTACTTTGGAGATATTTTCACCTGTCTCCAGAATATCTCGCTCAATTAATTTGCCTTTTTCATTCACTATGCGAATGAAGCTATTGCTCTTTTTCAGAGATACTGGCGCGTCTAGTGTGATGCTGTTTTGCGTAAACGCCACGATACGGCCTGAGTTTCTCTTACCTGAGCGATACTTATTTTGGATAAGTACAGTTTCGCCAGGCATTAAAAATGCTGCATCAAGGCCTGCTGTAAACGTTATTACATCGGACTCCATCCTTGCTGTATAGAGCAACCAAAGCCCAACACGGTGCGCTTGTCCGCGACTTGTACATCCGAATGCAACAACTTCAGTCTTACGTTCGCCGTAGCGACGCATAGCCTCCTGATCTTCGACATACTCAATGTTCTGTTTATAGCCGTCATCCTTGTTGTTATAGGTCACAAGCGCTACTGACGGGCGATCTTTTCTAGAAGAGCCCTTATGGCTAAACATGCCATCTTTAACGTTGGCATTAGTGAACATCATTACCGGATCGGACGGGCTATCCTGCATGACATTAACCATACCACCAGCCCAGAAGACCATACCTCGGAATGCGCCGGCAATATCCTGAATGAGACGATAAGCATCTTGACGACTGGTTATCTGGGTATTGATAGCAAATCGTTTCTCTTTACCGCCAAACCCATCGTCTACTTCTTCATCGCAATATCGACCTATCTGATACAGTTGCCCCAGATCTATCATCGACTCACTAACAAATTGACCTAGCCCATATCGATGGTTTGTCAAAACGTCAAAAAGAATCCATGCAGGGTTCGATGAAGAGATGAGCTTAAATGTACCGTCCCATACACCAACATAAGAGTTTGCGCTCTCATTGTAGTTTGAAGGTACACGGATTTTCATTCCGCGAACCAAATAAGAGCGGGATGGCATATTGCCACCGAACTGTTCAGAATTGACTTTGAGTCCGACCAGTGCAGAGTTCGGGTAATTCATTGGCGTATCGACAATCTCGCCGATAGAATCAACCCATATATCGTTATAAAGATATTGCGATGAGCTGTCATCGGTGATGCGAATTACACGTACTTTGTATGCGCGACCAGGTTTAGGTAGCTTAAATTCATAGCTACGATAATAAACACCTGTCTTTTTGGCAGACAGTGAAATGATGATGCTATTTTCACCTTCTGCAATGACATCCTGAAAAGTTGAATCGCCATTGGCAATCTGAAACTTGTACTGGACAGTTGTGCCGTTCGTATCGCCAGACTTTTGATCGATGCTTCTTAGCGACGGGTATTTAAGGATAACCCTCACACGATCGGCTTCGTCGTTATCAACAGCAACGGTGACTTCATGTGTCTTTTTCAGCTGTATATTTACGGACTTAGGCGTTTCGACGAAATCGAAACCAGTCATTGGGGTCTGATCTTGCGAACCGTCGCGGAAATCCCATGTTATACCGCTATAGTTAGTCGAACCGTCCTCGTTCATAATTGGCAAATCATCAATGAATATCGACTTTGCTCCATCGACAAGCCCGCCAATAACGCCTTCACCGAGTAAATCGAGAATTGACGCCATAGCGCGAGAATTAACAGTATCGTCAGCCTCAACCGGAGTACGACTTGAGCCACTGCTTTTTTTACCACCGGCACCTGAAATTAAAAGCGGTAGCTTTTTCTTCTTGAACTGTTCCATGTTCAAAAAATCCTTTTACATCAGTTGATCGATCGTGATGGAAGAACTAACCACCTGAGAACCGACCAAGATTTCCTCTCCATAAATAAGCTGTACGGGGTTTCCTTGGTTAGTTGTGTTTTGCGGACCGTCGAAGTAATACGAGTCCTTGTTATCTGCCTGACGAACAGCCTTGTTAGAGGCTTGTGGGGAAAGAAGCTGTGCTACACCGCCCATCATCAAGGACAGACCAAGCGGAGCAAGTGCTGGGACAAAAACAGCGGAAACAACAAGCAAAGCAGCCCCAACAAGAGTCTGAAACCAGCCAAACGCTTTACCACCGCTTCCACGAGGAACCGGTGTTATTCGGATCTTCGCAATATTGTTCGATTGCCCCATCATTTGGTATTCATTCTCATCAACCGACCATTTTTTCCCCTGCTTATTAGTGATTTGGATGTGGTACTTGTCGTAGATTTTGATGTTGCGCTTCATCCATGCTTTAAAGCCTGGACGATTGGCTTCAATTAAATCCAACGCCTGTTTTGTGTTACTAACTTTTAAATGCCAATGGCGGCCGAAATGCTTGGACATAGGTCCGCCAAGTTGCACATGTACTAACTCAGACACGTCTCATCTCCCTTGAGCAAATCCCTGTGGCGTAGATGATGGGTAGTATGTTTCTGGTACATTCCACCGTAATAAGCACGACAACTAAGACGATCGATCTGGTGATGCAAAATCATGTCGTTACCGATATATACTGCACAGTGATCAGGCATTTTCCCGTACTGAATGAAAAAGATGTCACCGCGCTGGGGCTCCGTTCCCGGCGCCAGACGAACAAGACCTTCGTTACGGTAATTCTGATCTAAAATGTCGTTATCACCCGTGTACCATGACGGGATATGCAGATGGGCATTGGGGTTAAGCTCAACATTAAACTCACGCTTGAGATAGTCACGACACAACATCCAGCAATCGAAAACGCCAAACACATATGGGCGCCCGAGATAAGGCATTTCGAAGCCATCAGGGGTAATTACATTCATCTCGCTGAAATGAAAATTGGCATTACCATCCACATTTTTTCGAACAGCCAGAATCATCCACGGAACCTCAGTAGCCTCACATCCAGCACGATCAGCGTCAGAAGCATCTGCTGACTCGTCAGTATGTGAATGCCAGATAGCGACCACCTCTCCTGCATCTTCTGCGGCAATGATGTCATCGACATGCATGACGAAAGTGTTTTGTGGGTTATCCGACACATTACGCGTTTCTATAAAGCGATATTTATCGCCGTTAGTACGCACCAGAAAACCACATGCTTCATTGGGGTAACGATTGATGGCGCAAAGATAGATTTGCTCCATAACGCCAGATCCAAGCTCAGATAATGATTTAAGACCCATAACGCGTTGCTCCAATAAATCCGCCAAAATGAATTACGCCATTGGCAAAGAAGTTGCGGCGTGCGTTACAAGAGTCATATCTCTTAGTGCAGTAATCCTCGCCTGACATAGTGGTTTGCTGGTTATTTTTGTCGAAATACGGTCCCGTATATCCGCATTCTGGGCCTCGATATTTCCACGGACAGGTGTTTTTGATGATCTGCCTGTTTGGAAGCTGTACTCCCATCAGATCGAACACACTAGACAGCTCGAACTCAACAACCTCATGAGTTTCGAGAGTTTTCTGTTCAACAAACCACATTTCATCTGGGAAATGTTGATTGGGATCGGCGGTTGGATTGCCATCTTTGAAATTTACTGCATCAAGAAACCGCGCAAGCGTCTGGCGTCGTGTGACTTTACAGCCAACCAAATCGTCGTTAGCCTGAACTTCAGCAGATACAGCTCCTTCAAAGTTAGAAATCTGAATTTTTGGTCGAGGCAATTTACCCTGACCAGTTTTATCAAAGCCTGACGCTTTAACTGGCCACGGTTCGTATGTTACGCCTTGCCAAACCACTGGTTCGTTCAGTTTGTTTGTGCCGGCATGAAAGTAAAGCTTGCCCCCTGAAGTAGTGTTCGTCATATCCAGCTCGAACAACTCAATGAGTGCGGAGGGCGATAAGCTTTGAATATCAGCTCTAATACCCATATTTCTTCCTTGAAGTTACGTGCGCCAACCTCCTGTTAGCGCACCATCATAATAATAGATAAGTACATACTTATCTATAGGTGTAAATTAAGCCTCATAAATTTGTCTAAAAGTAGCGGTAAGAATTAGATGCCCTTGATAACGTTTTACCGAGTGGCTATCACATACAACCACCATTTGCTTACCACGCGGATTAGTCCAGTAAAAAGACTCTATCGCCGCGCGTTCTGTCAGGAAATCATCTACTGCGTTAATAACCTCATGTGAACGAGTAAATGCCAAAGCCCACTCTTCTTTTATACGATTAAGTCCTTTCCCCTGACGTTGTTCGTAATCATCACCAAAATTTAATACAGATACACTCGGCTTTACCGTCTTCTCCGACTCGTAGTCCGGATACCAATTAAATGTCTTTCTTTCCATGACTCTTCCTTTAAATGCCGCCAATAATGGGCGGCATTTACTAGTTACGATTAGTATTTGGGTTTAGTGAACCGCCGCTCCGCTTCTCTTCCGCAATAGTATCAAGGACAATGGCTTTAATCTGTCTTGCTGCGCCTCCCCATCTGGCTTCATCCATGCCACTCTCACTTGAACTTCCGTCACTGTTAACATTAATCGCAATATGAACAGGCGAAAAAACAGAGCCTTTCCCTGCACCACCTGTATTTAGTGTTACAGGAATAGAGCGACCATCAGGTAAGGGGACAAAAGCTTCGTTCATATCGCCTTCACCGTAGATTGCCAGCTGTGGGGAATCAGCAATTCCGCCTTTCTTGTATGCTCGCAATGGAATCACTCCGTCTTTACCGAAGATGCCGCCATTAGCGAACTTAGGAATGTTAGGAATACCGCTAGTTCCATCAGCAGCTGATCCGGTGAGATTGTTGAACCCTGAGTTAGAGCCGGAGGAACCAGATCCGATGTTATCGAAGCCACCACCAGCCCAGGCTGATACCAATCCGGAGGCTACGGTTGCGCCAAAACTTAACCATTTATTGCCAGAACCAGAGGCACTAGCGCCAAGCATGGCGAACGAGGCAGAAAGAGCGCCGGCCACCGAGCTAAGATTTTGCATGGAGAAGATGGAGGTTTTGACAGCTTTGGTTTCTGCGTCTTTAGCTTCTGTGCTACTGAACAACCCAGACACCCAGCTACCGATCGCGTTATTCGCTGAACCGATCGCATTAGCTGCCTGCTGTGTGGTCTGACCTAAGCCAGATACCGAGCTGGATGTCTCCTTCGTAGCTTCACCTACAGACTTGTCACCATTAACCGTATTCATGCGGACGCCCTGGTTTGAGACTGCCGACGCAACACCTGCTAATAAATTGCCACTTTGAGAATTCCCAGCTGCCGTTGTTCCCATGCCCAGCACATTCATGAGAGGCAGAGTGATCTGCGTCTTAACAACCATGTTGGTGATGTCACGGAGAATGGATTCTGCCAGACTGGAGAAGTTCATTTTCCCTTTCATAACGAATTCGGTCAGCTTATCCGTCATGTTGCCGAACAGGTTGCTCCAGCTGTTTTCCAGCTGATCGGCCAGATTTTCGTACTCAAGCGCCAGCTTCTGTGTAGCCGTACCGGTTTCTTTAATGAGCGCGGTGTTGCCTGCCGCCACCAGCTGGTTAATCTGCTTGGTGTATAGCGCCACGATTTTCGGATCAGAAGCCTGGTCCCGCAAATCCATCAACGCCTTTAGATTACGGTTGTAGGTGTCGTTGAAATCGGCCACTTTCTCTTCGCGAGACGGCTTGTAACCCGCACTGATGATGGAATCGGATTCCGGCGCCCAAGTGGAGATCATCTGCTCGACGTTGCGACGATTAAACATCTCGCGATAGTCGTCGCTTGCACTCGCCAGATCAGCGAGGCGTGTCTTGGCTTTGTCGATCATCTCCTGAGTGATGAACTCATTCGGTACGGCGTTGGCCAGTTCGGTCAGCGATTTGGTGGTATCGCGGAGAGACTGGTCAAACGATACGGTAGCTTTTGAGCTTTCGCCCATCTGCCCCATAAGCTGATCGGCCTTGTCAAGCGCCTTCTGATATCCGGCCGCTAACTTACGCTGCGCACTCTCTTCCTTATTCGCCGCACGCTGAGAAGCGTTGGCTGCACGCTGTCCGGCTTTCTCCGCGGCTATTGCATCCTGCTCACGCGCTTTGGTAAGTGCGGCAATTGCGGCAGCACGTTCCTCGTCACTCATTTTCTCAAGTGAGCTGGCGCTGGAGGCTTTCTGCAGGTTCAGCTGAGTCTTGAGCTGTTTAGGCCCGATGATCGGCTTGCCCTCGAAGTCCATCATTGGCGTACCGTCTGGCAGTATGCGCTGGTAGGTCGCGGAGTCCATCTGGTTCCGCATATACTGCGCCAGAGCTTTCTGGGCCGCCTTATCGGTCGTTCCCAAACCCAGAATGGTTCCCTGGTTGGACATTACGCCCTTACCGGTTTTCGCCGCGCTATCACGCTCGAACTCCGCCTGAGTCAGCTCCTGAGCAACAGCTTCAAGATGCTCCTGATACCCACGGATGCTGCCTTGCAGCTTCTGAACCTGCTCGGTGTTCCCCTCTTTCTTCGCTTTCTCCAGCATGTCGCTGAAGTGGGCAATTTGCTTCTCGGTGGCGTTTTTACGAGAAGACAGGTCGTCGACAAGCTTCTGTGCAGGTTCCAGATAGGACTTGTTCACCTTCTCGCGAAGTGGTGCGAGTAGCTTGTTCTTCTCGTCGTCCGAAAGCGATTTGTCGTCGTTGATTTTCTGGATCTTATCCAGAGCCTCCTGACGGGCTTTCACAAACGTTGCAGAGAAGATCTGGTTATCTGCTCGGATTTTCTCAATCTGGGATTCAGCAGCCTCTTTTGCCAGACGTTTTGCCACCGCACCATCACCCAGCGCCATCGTACCCGTGGTTTTTTCGTACTCTTCCTGATTTTTCTTCAGGCGAGCCTCAACAACATCTTTGGACTCCTTCACGGCGACAGGGCCAGCCACTGTGGAGTAGTAGTTCACACTCTCGCCAGTTTTAAGCGCCTGCTTGTCTCGCTGGATCTGCTTTTCAAGCTCGGCTGCACGCGCTGCCATCTGCGCACGCTTGGCCGCCGTCATCGCCTCCGGGATTTTGCGGATCTCATCCACGACTTTAGACGTTTCACTGCGGAGCATGGTCATATACGTGATAAGACCGGCTACAGCCACGGTAGCTACGGTGAACGCAGCACCAATGGGGTTTGCTGCAATGAACGCAGTTAGCCCAGCAAACGCGCCCTGAAGCCCCGTAATCGCGCCACGGATAGCGAAGATCAGCGATGGGATTGGAGCCAGCCCCATACGAGCCGCGCGATTAAAGCGGGTGACAGCTGTAGCGCCCAGATTGAACGGAGCCTGGAGAACGGTCGACATCTTGGTAAATGTGTTAACCATTTGCCCAGCTGTACCAATCACGCCTGCAATCCCGGCACGCATCAGCTTGAACGCCACCATTGCAGCAACGACTTTGCCCAGGCTGATAACCAGTTCCTGGTTTTTAGCCAGCCACTGCGCCAGCTCGCGTAAGCCGTCGATTGCCGTGGAGAGTCCGGAACCCAGCGAGTTAGCGAACGAAATACCTTCAGCGCTGTTCATGATGGAGGCCAGCTCTTTCATCCCTTTTGAGAGAGAATCCAGATAGCCCGCCTGACCGACGCGATCGGCAAACAGCGTAAAGGAAGTTTGCAGTTGCGCCAGTGCACCTGTGTAGGTCTGCATCATGTCTTTGGCCGCGTTTTCATTTTCCGCACGCAAACCAACAAACATAAGCGAAAGAGCCTGCTTCGCTTCAACAGTACCGCTTGAGACAGCTTTAGTAAGCTGTCCCATTGTTATACCTGCAGCATCAGCCATAGCTTTCATTGCGTTAGGAACAGCTTCGCCTAATTGTTGACGCAGCTCTTCCATCGACACAACGCCCTTGCCAGACATCTGTTGGATGGCAATGGCTGCACGTTTTAGCAACTCACTATCGCCACCAAAACGAGCTACTGAATCAACCAATGCCTTCAACGAACCATCTGTAGGGTCTAAACCAGCAGATCGAAACTTCACAAATGAATCGGTCAAGGCTTGCATCGCAAACGGCGCATTCTGGGCCATATTAACGATGTATTGCATGTCTTCGGCCGCAGCTTTGCCAGGGTTGTTTTTTTCCTTATTCAATCCACGCAGCATGACACGCATTCGCTGCATTTCAGCAGCCGCATCAATTATAGGTTTCTGCCACCCAAACAGGATATCCGTTACCGTTCTTGCAGCATCGCCTATTTCACCAAGCAGGAAAATATTGCCTCGAAGGCCAGAAAACATCCCACCTTCATTACCTCTCCCTCTATGAGCAGAGAATTTACTATGTCTGCCATTGCCGCCAATTCCTGAACCTCCATCTCCTCCTGAGGTTCGTACACGCACTGGCTTACTGATCAAATGCTGACGATCGATAACTGCATCCATCTGATCACGAACTTTTTTCAGACCCTCGGCAGCCTGGTTAGTCGTTACGCCCCAATTGCTGAGTCGCTTAGTCGTGGCATTCAGACGCGTATTCATGCCACTAACGGATGAAGAGGTCTCTTTAATCTCCGTACCAAAGTGTCTGGCGCTCTTGCTCGCGAACGTAGCCCAATCGGAAAACTCATTAAGTTCTGACTGGACCTTACGAAGTGATGTAGTTAGCTTATTAACAGATGAGGTGGTGGTGTCGACGCGCTCAATAAGGTTTTTTAACCCAGAATTGAGGCTTGTAATGTTGCTGCGCGTCCTACGCGAAGCATCGGAAATAAGCTCGAAGCCAGCAGCTACATCCTGTAGTTTATCTGCCGTTGCTTCGAGCTTGGATTCCAGAACGCCAATGATACGGGAGACCGAACCCAAAGAGCGTTCCAGATTGTTAATTTTCTGAGCAGGCTTCGTTGCCTTCTCACCGAATTTGGTAAGTAACTTACCCGCACGGTCAATTGACGCTGTAAACTTCTTGTCTTCCAGCGACAGGATAAACTCTACGTTTTGTGACATTCCCTTGTCATCCTTTGCCAAAAATTTGCATCAGTTGCTCTTTGGCGTCAGGGTCTGCCTTATCCTTACGTGGATCGTAGACTTTATCGGTAACGACTGGTCTTCCAATCCTGAGTTGCAAACCCTCCATGAACGCCTTCACACCATCGCCATCTGCCTGGGCGACGCGAGCGACTTGTAGATTGCGGACATCCTCTTCCGCACGTAGACGGTCGATGTTGCGACTGAGCATCCAGAACATCGTAAGAGGGACGCCCAGCAGCTCTATTGGCGACACAGCGTAGTGAGCAACTACACGACTGAAATAGAATCCGAGATCTATCGAGACGGTCTTTATCCCGGATTCATCGCGGGAAACTACTTTGCCTCTTCACCAGCCGCTTTTTCGTTCTCTTCATCAATCACTTCCATAGCGAAGGTGAAGATCTGCTGAAGCTGCGGAACAGTCAGTTTTTCCAGCACTGCATCAGGTACGGATGGGATTACCTTGCGCACAAGATCGGCATATGCAGTAACCTGCTCTACCGGGGACATATTTTGAATATCTTTGCCTTCCATCTGTTTGATGGAAACAAACAGACCAACCGTCATTTCAACGATGGGGTACTCCTGACCGCCGAACTTAATACTTTTTTTCGGAGGCAGAATAGAATCGAGATCGAGTAATTTGGTCATTGGTTAAATTCCTTTTAGAAGCGAGGCTCTTCCTGAGCCTCAACTTAATTAACTAGCTGCATTTACCGTTACAGCTTTGGTCGCTTTCTTATTGCCGCTATTGCTGGTGAAGGAGATGTTCGCAGAGCCTTCAGCTACACCACGAACAAGGCCACCCTGATCTACGGTTGCTTTATCTTCATTTTCTGAAGCCCATACCCCACTTTTATCGCCGGCATCAGCAGGGGTAATTTCAGCAGTCAGCTGTACAGTTTCACCAACCTTAACCGTAGGTCTTTCAGGTGAAAGAGACACAGCCTTAACCTGCTTTGGGCCGCTCATTTTCCCCAGAACACCGTCATCATCCGGATATGCAGTGAACTGAACGGAGAAAACGCGAACATCATCAGACTGGTAGGTCATGGTGAAGTTGCCTGCAGTTGCGGCTTTCGGAATTGTCAGAACGTAGTCGGTCGTATCCTGCGGGGTCAGAATCAACTCTTTAGCAACGTCGATCAGGTTGACGCCCTGGGCAGAAGTAATGGTCACAGAATTGTCTTCTTCGCTCATGGTTGAACCTGGCATCAAATCGACCATGTTCCGCAACACAGACTCAGCCAGCGGTGCCGTGATGGTAATGTTACGACCCTGAACAAGTTCAGACATAGTGGTCTGACCATGCTGGTCGACAGTAACCTTCAAAGTCTCAGTCGCAACCTCGACCTGAACACCGCCTTTGGTGTAACCCAGATCTACACCACCAAACGACACTTTACATGCGCCAAGTTTGATGTTTTTTACATGGGTATTGGACATTGTTGGAAAACTCCTTTTTCCGTTAAATCAGCACTTTTTGCGCTCTCGATAAGTATATACTTACTTATTTTATTAATTCAATAAATAGCCAGCAAATTCAACAGGAATACCTGACTCTATTAACGCACCTTCGTTTTTGGGATATGTGATAGGCATAGACATTGGCCTAATCAGACGAAAATAAACATTATCGGCTATCTTTTCCTCTACAGGGAACATTTCCATAATTTTATTAGCCTTACTCACAGCTCTTGTTATCGTCGAGTTACGCACGATAATTGTAAAGGAGTCGTGGTAAAACCCTTTCAGTTCATGATCAATTGATATACCCGTATTTGGGTTAATTAGCAGCACGCCTGACTTTACACTGGCAGGCATGTAATGGCAGAAAATATCTGTTCCTACAACACCTATTTTTGCCTTCTGCATGAGACTAGCAAATGCTTCGATAAACACATCAACCTCTCGTAAAACCTGCTTTCCTTGCCGCTACAGCGATCGTCTGTGCGAACTGTTTTTCACTTATCTGAGTGGCTCTTTCAAGGAATAAAGGCCCAACTCGCGGCTTCACTCCTGCTATTGGCGGATTGGTGACACTCTTCATGCGAGAAAGATAGCCAAGACGATATTTTCCCAACTCCATATACTCCGCATAATCACCAACCTCAACTCCTGGGTGCTCTTCTCGCGACTTTGCACCTGATACAGACAGCTCGATACGTAGCCCTGAATATCCCTCTTTTATGACACGAGCAAAAATGGCACTTTCCAGCGAACCGGTCTCGATGGGAGCCATTGCACGAGCCAGACGTTCGACCAGTCTGGAAAGTTTCTCCATATCGCGGATCAAGTAGCGCTTGAAGGCTTTCTGGCTGTTATTAAGTCTATCTCCGGCACGCTTAAACTGATGTGCATCATACTTTAAACCCATATATTTGCCCCCACTTCAAGATGCCCAGGGCGCCCACGCAGCCCCCAGCGACGATGTACACTTGATACTTTCAGTTTCTGCCCTTCAAGAATCAGCACATCATCCAATTGCACTGCTGCTTCAAGTGGAATAACTAATACCGCATCGAACAATTCCAGATTCGCTTTACCACGACTACCTGAACTATCAGCTCGTACAGATGATTTTTCGTTGCTTTGTTCAAATTTAACTACGCCTGCGTTCGTCTTTCTAATGAATTGCAATTGTGCTTCACCGTAAACATTTTTCGAACCAAAACGATAAACTGATAATTCGGTTTGCCATGAAATATTCATCCACTTTCCCTCGTGATGATCGCCACACTTAATACCAGGCAAAGGCGCGATTTCTCGTCTTGAGCCGTTTGACCAGAAGTAAATTATGTGGCGAGCGCTACGCACGGCGAACAATCATGCGATTGTTGATGTAGCTGGTCAGCAGCCGCCAAGTACTGCGTGCCACTCTTACGTTCGCCGCCTTACCGGTTCTATACATATTGGTGGTTTCACCAATAGACTCAGACAAGATGCCGTCCTCTCGTGCTGCCGCCACGTCATTGCCGTTAGCGATCTCGCAGGCTTCGTTTACCACGGCCAGCATCAACGCTTCCTTGAAGTAGTCCGGTAATTCATCAAACTTATCTTGTGTCATTCGCTCCCAGTCGACAAGATCGTGACGATATACACCATCAACGCCCCACGGAATGTCATAGACGTTCAGCATATTCTGCGGGCGCTCATACCGGTCGAAGTCGATACGCAAAATCTTACGAATGGAAAACGGCAGTGTTTTGACTCGTCTGGTGGCTTCGATAAGACGTTTGCGCATCAACCCTTCGCCATCTGCCAGCAGCGTGTCTCCATTTAGCATATCAATAGCTTGCATCTGGGCATCAGCCACTGTTGCGAACGATTGCCCAGGGATTAAAAGCTCAAAGTTGTTAAGCAGAACGTACATTTTACGTTCTTCATGCGTCAGCCCTGAAGCAGTCGCTTTAACAATCACATGACGAAGATCACGCTCTTTTTCAGAAAGCTGGTTGTGATCGGCCGACACGACAACCGGAATAGACATCTGACCTTCGGTAATCTCAATTGGCTCATCACTTATTAAGATACTCCCTTCACTGTCTTTGACGGTGTAAGTGGCCGACTGGATATCCAGAATGTTAAATGAAAATGAAAGAGAAACAGCTTCCCCACTACGGTACGTGTCGATCTGCGCCATCACTCACCGCCCTGTGCATTCAGTATGCTTTCAATCATTTCACTGATTCCTTTAGCTTTAACGCCGATCTGATTGCCTATCTGACGCAAACCTGCAATACCTTCGCAATCAGCGATAGACTCCAGCTCTTCACGGGTAAAATGTGGTAATGGTTTGTCTGTAACTTCATTAGCACCACGCTGCATAGGTACAATATCAGGGGCGACAGGCTCTACAATCTGATCCGCAACAAGCTCATTACGACGACTATATGCCGCGGAAGGGGAGACATTTATCCCATCTTCGGTAGAAGCTCGCATTGACGCACAAATCCGCTGCTGATCGACAAACGGAAGATCTATTACAGATATACCGTTTTCAAACTGAATGCCGCATAGAATTCCCGTATAACCCACAAACTGGGGTTCTAATAAACGAATTTTTGCTGGTTTCATAGTTTCTCGCTTATGAGCGGCAGTGCCGCCCAGGTAATATTACGCAGCTGGAGATTCAGCTACTTCAACAGAAACAGGTTTTACTATTAGTTCCACCGTTTCTGACAGATTTGTTTCTATGTCTGTTGCAGTAATCTGGACTGTCCCAGGCGCTACACCAGTAACCAATCCAGATGTGCTAACGGTAGCGATCTTGGCGTTAGCGCTTTTCCACGTAAATGAACCTGCACTTTTGCTCATAGTGATATCTGCCTTTAATTGCACTGTCTTCCCTACCAACACAGATGGCGAAGTAGGTGTGATGGTTAAGGTTTGAGTAAACGGAACGGCCTTGAGACAAGCAGCAAGATAATTCTGCTGACGCTCGCTTAAAGACTCGTTAGAAATGGAATTAGTAAATACTGCTCTACACATGTGGCCTGTATAGTCAGAAAATGCTTCTTCCGTAATTTTCATCTTTCGTTCTGACATTCCTCGCTCCTACAAAAAGGGTGGGCGCTTAGCCCACCCTTAAAAGTAGATAACTACATACCTACCAGTTAAATTAAATTTTAACGTTAGTTAGAGCGGCAATCGCTTTGTCATGCTTGTTCGCAAGAGAGCAGTACCACTTAACACGTGTACGAACGGCATCTTTGTTCTGAACAGTACCAATATTCTCAACTACGATACCCGCATTCTCACCACCGTACAGACCAGTCACGCCATTTTCTTCTGACAGATGTAAACCGTAAATGTCGGCAGCCGAACCGTCTTCAGTTTTTGGAATAAAGTCGTTAATAATAAACGGAATACCATTATGACACAGCATAGGGCGACCGAAGTTTTCCATCATAATTTCTGACGGCCCTACGTTAACGGTACGAAGCAATGCGCGATACGCACGCAGATGCTCAGAACGCATCATGATACAGTCGGCACCGAGATCTTTAATTGCATCGACCAGTTCATCAAACATGGAGAAGGTCATAGATGCTTTAGCAATATCGATTTTCTGATCGTTATGCATCAGCTTAGGAATGCCATCGAACGCTTTGGTATTCTCGGTAGAGTTACCCAAAATCAAATTACGACGGAACGCACGAGCCAGACCTTTCACTTTCTGGCGAACCTGGATCGCCAACTGGCTGTTAGTATCTGACATTGTAGTCGCCAAGAATTTATCGACATCAACGTCGCCTGCCAGAATACGCAGCTTCGCCACATGCTCGGTGAAGGTTGCCGCGCCTTCGGAGATGGTGTCGTTCACATCAATGAAGGTCGCTTCGCTCAGAGTAGCTTCACGGTTGTAAAGGTACGCTTTGGAGTCGATCTTCATGAACGGCAGAATGGCGAACAGATCATCGCGGTCGATAATAGTTTCGATCACGCCCTGTTCGAGTTCGTTGTTAGACAGCTTTTCAGCTTCTTCACGCAGTAATGGCATCTTTCATTTCCCTATGATTAAGATGTTACTTGAGTCCGATTTTCCCCAGACCGGAAGTCAACTTATCCATTGTCGACCTGTTCTTCGGCTGGTTAACTTTATGGGTCGGTTTGCTGTTTGAACCGGCACCCTGCTTGGCTTCGCTGCGCATCAATGCGTCAGCCTCCGGATCAGCACGCAGAATGCGCTCAATCGCGGATTCGAACGGTAACGGCTTACCTTCGCCGTCAACCAGAACTGCACGTTCCTTCTGACCGGCCGGCTTGTCATAACCAACAACGCTACCGTCTTCACCCACTTCAAAATGAGAGCCGTAGATAACGCGTGCTTTCGCCGGTGTCATCAGAACCTTTTCACGCAGGAAGGTAGAGCCGCTGAATGAGGCGCCGACAGTCATTTCGACCAGCTGGGCTTTTAAGGCAGCGTTTTCACTCTCCAAAGCAGAGAATCGTTCGTCACGCTGTGCCAGCTCATGCTGATGAGCTTCGATCATCTGCTTTTTGACAGCATCGAACTCGCCTCGGCGTTCCAGTTCAGCTTGCTCCGCCTCACGGCGTGCATTTTCTGCGGCTTGTTCGGCGTCCAGAAGCTGACGAGCACGCGCCGGGTCAATGTCACCGTACTGAGCAAGCTGATCGGATAATGAGCGCTCTTTTTCCTTGCGTTTCATATTCTCTTTCAGCAGGTCAGCGCCAGCTTTCTTAGACTTACGCAGCTCGGCCAGCAACTCTTCAGGAGTCAAACCAGCTAAATCGTCGTCTTCACCCTTCGGCTGCTCTTTTTGCTCACCCTGTTTACCTTGGTCTTTGGTGCCCTCCTCGCTATCACCAGCAGGAGCACCAGCACCTGTACCACCACGCTCATGCGATTCGGCTACATCCATCAGGCCACGACGGGCCATAAGCATTTGCCACAGATTCATAAAAATTCCTTTCGTTACTTATCACTCGGTCTCTTGAGTAGATGAGTCCCCCATTCCCTCGGGGTTTTCCTGCCCGCTTTCTTGGGCCTTGCCATGATGATAAGTAAGTACTGACTTATTTTCAAGGGTGTTAAGATCATTTTTGGGCGGAAATTTCAAGAGATCTTTATCGAATTCTTTTTTCATCGCTTCGGAAATGTTTGGAAAGACCTTTTCAATGAGCATTTCCATCTGAAGCCGACGTACAGAATCAGGTGCCTGTAATAGAGCCAGTTTCTCAGCAACTAAAAATTCGTCTATTAGACCGCGAATATCAAAACTTTCAGGGTATGCGATGAGAGAGTGGTCTTCGTCAAGCTCGATCCCCATCCATTTCGCAGCCAGCAACATCATCTGACGTTCAGCTCTTTCTAGACGCTCCGCTTTTGTCACCAGCAAACTATTCACACGCTGGAAGTCATACATCTTGGCCGCGCCAGAAGAGTTATCGATACCTTGTGCGTTATCCTGCTTGGTCCGTTCGCCGGCAACGCCAACGGAATGGTAGATCTCATTAATTACCGTCTTAATAGTAGTTATGATCATCTGTGCCTGTTTTGGGTCTGGCGACAGATAGAACGGCTGATTCCCCCCCTCAGAATCGTAGGTGAAGACGCGTTTTGTCCCCATTTCTAGTACTTTGGTGTGGTTATCATCCCCTGGCAGTAATGACTGAACCGGAATCGCTAACTGGCTGAATGTCTGATCCTGAATAATTGCATCAAGATTCGACAGATAGTTAGCAACGGCGCGGTCAAGATAAGCGATATCATCTATCAACGACGGGCTAAAATATGGAGATTCGCTCTCCCCAATGCAGTCCACAGGGAACACAGGCACAACGCCGAGATTATGTTCACCACAATCTTCAAGCACCACTTTTGCCTGACGACGCCCAGCTCCCTTCTTCATCTCTTCACGGAAAAGATACCATTCGTTTTGAGTCCACAGTCTATAACGCTGGTATTCCTGACCGGAAGAGGTGAAAGGGTCTTCGTCATCACGCGCAATCTCCACAATAAGCGCCCACAGCATATTGCCGTCTTCATCCCACGCAACGTCGAGTAATTGCTGTGGTGCAATCCAGTAGGCGTAGGCGCGAGCATCTTTCTGCTTCTCATCCGCGATGGATTCAACATTGCCATTCATGGTGCTATCGACAACAACCCAGATACGGCCATAAATAGAAGACTGTAGGTCTATAGCCGCCATGAAGGCATCAATGGAAGAGTTCTGACGTGTAGCTCGTTTCCAGAAATTTCGAATCTGTTCAGGCGCCTCTTCCTGATTACGATGAATATCCTCTTTAAAGAGATATTTGTTGATGAGATTCACTACTTCGCGAGTGTGATTAAAACGATAGGCGCGTTCCAGACGTTCTTTGAACTCCTGATCTCCCTCTTTAAAGTATCGGAAGATATTGTCATTAAACCAGGAACGCCCGCCAGCGTAGGTACTGGAGAGAAAATCCCAATGCTCTTTTTTCTTCTCATATTCTGGGTGGCGCCGTGCCACCAGGTCTTTTATTTGTTTGTCGGTAAATTCCATTTTCTTTATTTCCATTTATTAGGTAAGTAATTACTTATCTAGATCCACCAAGAATAACACGATTTTTCACCGGATACCTACGATGAACTGGATAGCCTAACGCATCTGCGCTGTGTTCTATACCGCCAGACTTATCTATATCGCGCGAACCTGGTTTGTATATGACTTTTTCAAGAGAATCGATGAGATGTTTACACTTCGGATCGATATACAATCGTGTTTCACCAGAAGCACTCATCAACATGCGGTTAACCGCATTCACACGATCTGCGATCGGCGGATGTTTCTTCGGATAATCTACGCGCAGGAACCCCTTCTCCTTGAAGATATCAACGTCTGATTCGCCTCGCGCGTGCTGACGATACGCACCAGCAGGGTCAGGGAAAACCGTGACCTGTGATTTCCAGCGCCAGAATCGACGCTCCAACTCATCGCACACTTCTGCCGTGTTGGAAGAGAACAGCACAACCTCGTCCACGGCCCACAACTCACCATTTGGCTGCGGCTGTAGAATAACTGAGGACATTGGGTCGATATTGAAGTCCTGTCCAACCCATACCGGTAGTTTTGGATTGAATTGTAGTGGCTTCACATGCACGTTTCGATCAAACGGGTAATAAACACGCCCGGACATGTTTTCGAAGCTTGCAAGATACTCCTGAGCGAACGACTTCGGGTCCATATCATTCTTCGCGGCTTCGATTTCCGCAGTCGGAACGAACGGAGAGTCGGCGGTAACAAACTGCCAGCTCTTCCACTGGCCTTTGCGTTGCAGTTCCTTGTTCTGTCCTATAGTCCACAGTTTGTGGAACTCCGAGAAACCTTTCGGTGTACCGATGATAAGTGCGCCACCGCGAGTAGAGGACAATGTCGGACGAAGCACCTTGTACCAGGTGTCAGCCTTCATATCCTGAAACTCATCAAGAACTACGAAGTGCAGCGCAACACCACGGAGCGTATCGGGTTTATCGGCGCCTTTGAGCGCTATTTCCGATCCGTTCTTCAACACGATGGTCATCGTGGTGTCGTTTTTCTTCCGAACCCATTTACGCGGCAGAACTTCCTGCAGATCATCCCATAAGATCTGGCGAGCCATCTGATATGTCGGTGCAACGTACCAGACGCGTTGTTTCTTCTCTTTGGCTGCCGCGCGGATGATGGTGGAGATCGACAGCCGAGATTTACCCCAGCGTCGACCCGCACACACCACTTTGAAACGATGTGGAGACTGGAAGACTTGCATCTGCCCAGAATGCAGCTGCACGAGACTCAGAGACGACGGGATGGACATAATCAATCTCTCCCATCTACTTCATCGCCCAACGCGCTAGAATCGCTATCAGCTTCGCTCAGAGCTTCCTCTTCAAGTGACTCAAGCAGATCATCATCAATCGACTCAGGCTCATCTTCTTCCTTGCGCAGCTGCGCCACCTGAGATGGCGTAAGTTCGCCAAATACTAGGTTTGGAATTTCTTCTTCGTCGTTTTCTACACGATCCATGCCGAGTGCTTTCGATGAGATATCGAAACATTTAGCAAGCGTGCCACTTGCACGCTGAAGACTCTTCAGATCGTCTTCAATAGCAGCGAGAGGTTTGCCTTCCTTTTTAGCAGTAGCAACCTCGTGCATCACCATACGACCTAATGCAAAAGCCCAGTCATCATAGCGAGTACGGCGTTCTTCGATTTTATCTGCACGCGCTCTTGCACGCAGTTCAGCATCGGATTTGAGTGATTCTCGTACCATCTTTCCAACGGAATCGGCACCTTTCTCTAAGCCGCGCTTTTTAAAATGTCTGGATAGCGTTTCACGACGAATGCCGTACTCTTCTTCCAGCTTTGAGAGTGTGTACTCGCCTGATGTCCACTTCGCTTCGGCTTCAGCCCACTCAGCTGGTGTCAGGCGAGTTTTACTCTCGTCTTTTTCTACAGTCATAGATCCCTCTAAAACACACAGAGCACATCCTTGTGCTCCTAAACAATTTGTTTATAGATATTTCTAACTAATTTGTTTTCTGGGATGCTTAAATCAGAATTGAGTATTTTTCAAAGCCTGCTTCCGTATATATTTAATAAGTGATTTATTATTTAGTATACGGAAGCAGGCTATAAACTGACTCCCAGTTGAACTTACATCACCAGTAACTTAGCTCTTGCCCGACCTAATGTTGTCAGCCCCAGAGTGCGACGGTAGTAACCAGAGTCATCGCGCTGGCGACATATTCCTTTCTCAACCAGCCCTTTTTTCACCAGTGCGCGAATCGAAAACTGCATACTTTGTTTAGTTGTTTTGTACGGAAGCACTTCCAGCAATTCATCCAGATCGAGCAAGTGGCCACGTTCATGACCTAAATTGATGGTTTTGATGATGTCTTTTTGTTTGTCGGTTAAAGTCATGGCAAATCCTTATGCCGGTAAAGCAATTTCTAGAGGTTTATCAAAAGGCTGTTTATCAAATGCCAGCAGTGGTAGTGTGTCTGGTAATTTTCGACCAAAATCAGGGTTGCGATACACGCCATATAGCGGAGATGTGAAGCTCAGATTATGAATATCCTTGAGTAGTTTCACGATACTGGCCTCATCCACCAGACTGTCGGCAATGTCCTGAACTGTGGTACCGCGATTACGTCCAGCTTTGGCAAGAGAACTGTTCTTGTGATAGTCCGCAACCAGATCGCGTAGCGCACGACGACGACGAGGTTCACTCATAGCTAATAGTTCTTTGACAATCGCTTCGTTATCGCCAGGGTCTGAACGGAAATGGCGCTGGAATACACGTAGAGCACTTTCATAGCTCTTCGGACGCTCAGGACGGATAAACTGGAACCCTGCTTTCATGGCGAATGGGTTGTATTTGCTCATTGACGACTGGATCTCGATGATTGGCCGGTCATGCATCCTGCTAACCAAGTTAATCATTCGATAGGAGACGCCGACACCGCGGTACTGAGTGTCCACAACGGAACGGCTGATCACTGCAAAGTTGTTGTTCACGTACCGACCCCAATACTGGTTGGCCACAGTGGTATTAGAGGTTGGCTTCAGCTTAGGAAACATGCGATGGCGAGGCGCCAGAAGCAGTTTCGGGTAAGCCATAACCACGACACCCACCAGCCGGCCGTCCAGTTCGCAGCGGTAATACGTTGGCGCGAACGGCTTACCATCCGTCTTGTAATGCAGCGACTTCAGCGCGTGCCAGTCTTCAACCGTGCCTTTTGTAACGGTCATACGCTCCAGAAAGTCCAGATGACGCGGGAACTCTTCCGGACGGTAGCGTTTGATGATGACGTCTGCCATGTCGCTCACCTGCGCTCAATATTAGCGTTGATGAAGTCAAGACGAAGTGACTCCATCGCTCCAACCATGACGTATGGGCGCCCACCTGAATGCCAGCAATCCAGAACGCTACCGTCACTATTGATAAGCAAAATCGCCATGCTTTGGCTTTTACCTTCTTTGGCATATTTGAGAGCTTCTTCAAGAAGACGTATAACCTCGGCATTGTTGTCATCAGTCTCTCTTGAGTGCTTCAGTTCTACAATTTTCAAATCAGGCATATTCAACCTTCACTCGTTCTTTGTAGTGTTTGGTGATCTGCATATCCGGGCGCAGCGCGTTCTTCAGGTCTTCGTGGGTTGTCGCCACCATTACCGTCGCACCAACCTTACGTGCGGCGCGCTGGAGATTTGAAGCCACAACCTGAGCGGTTACACGGTCGAGAACAGCACCAAATTCGTCGGCTGCCCAGACTTTGGCGCCGGACTCAATCAGCTTGGCGATCTTAAGACGGTATTTCTGGCCGTCAGACATTTCGGATGGCTTGCGCACAAAGAGATAGGCATCATTCAATCCGGCCATAGATAGCAGCCCTAGCGCTTCGCTGGTGGTTTTCCCCAGCTGGTCGATGACGTTAACCTCATTGTCGAAGGTAAAATCATCGATGGAGGCCACAGAAAGCCCTTCATCTTTCATCTGGCGTTGCAGATCGCGCAGCACAACGGATTTGCCTGAACCGGATTGGCCGGTGATGTACACTACATCGCCCTGCTTCACTTCCAGCGTCAGATTGTCGTAAAGCGTCCACTCTTTTTCGTCCAGACCAAGACCGAACGATTCGGCAATCTCCAGTGTGCGCGTGGTTTTGTTCACGCGGGTCTGAAACGATACGTTGATGGTGTATTTGCTCATGCAGCCAGCTCCCCAGAAGAAACTTTCTCCGCATACGCCACGAAAGCGTCGACCCCGCTTTCTCCTGTAATTTCTTCCATGTGGGCAAGCAAATCACCAACCACAATGGCAGAGCCAGCAGGGAGCGTTTTAAAACCCAATACGTCGATGACGCGGACTTCTTCAGAAGCCACTTCGCGACTAATCTCGGTGTGCTCTTCTTTCTGACGCTCAGTCTCTTCGCCAAGATCTAGTACCAAAGAGCCGGTTTCCATCTCTTCAGTCATGCTGCCTACCAATACATTCAGCTCACGTTCTTCAAAACCGAAGACCTCGACGTCGCCCAGCACCAGAGATTCCAGCTCCTGCTGTAATTTGATAGCGTCATAGTCGATACTGGACAGGCGGTTGTCTTCCAGACGCTTCGCCTTCACTTCTTCTTCGCTCAGATCGTCGCGAATGATGACCGGCACACGCTCCAGTCCAGCCAGAAGTGCCGCCTCGCGACGACCGTGGCCAGTAATGATGACGTCGTTCTTGTCGATCGTGATCGGCTGGTCAAAACCGCGCTTTTTGATTGCGGCAGCCAAGTCGCGGATCTGCTGTTCGTCATGTTTTTTGGCGTTCATCTCATACGGGATGAGTTCTGCCGGGTTTCGATAGACGATTTCAAAGTTTTTGGTCATTACATACGCTCCTTGTAGTAGTCGACCAGCCACACCAGGGCTTCACCGGCGTTCTCCATTTCGTTACCGGTATTGATTCCCTGCTCTTTGATGATGGTTTTGATGGTGTCGGCGACGCGATCTGACGCATCAAACGTCACTTTGAAGCGCATCGTCTGGTGTTCAGCGCCGACTCGCTCGGTTTTCTCGCGTTTGTCCTCATCGATCGGCTCGTCATCGCCACGGGAGAGCGCTTCCAGCGCTTCAAGATCGATAACGGACGCTTTTGCGAGTGTTGCAGCCATTTCGTCGTCATACGGGGCGATATCGGACAATCGGTAGTCGATTTCAGACTGGATTTCTTCGATTAAGCGCTGCAAAGCGACCTGATCGTCTTCGCCGTAGCGCTCGTTATCGACCAGGGACATCTGTTTGGCTACCAGGTCGTTAATTTTGCCCACAGAGATGACTGGAACCGTTGAAATCCCCTGCTCCATCGCGGCACGCCAGCGGTGTTCACCACCGAGGATCTCAAAAACGTCGCCGTCCAGCTCCCGCGCCAGAATTGGCTTAAAAAAGCCCAATTTTTCGATAGAGCCTTTCAGCTTTTCGAAGTTTTGCGCCCCAACGGAGTTGGTATTCCAGGGATTCGGACGCAGGTTAGCGACTTCCACCTGCAGAATCGTAATTTTCACATCCATAATTCTGATACAATCCATTGTATAAGTACTTACTTACTATAATAGCCAATTACCATACAAAAGGCACGAAGGAAAGAGATTTATGACAGTTCGGATTGTATCTAATGCAGTCAATGCGCTGATTTCTGGCGCTGATGACAACGTGAAGCGGCTCGTTCAGGAGATGTTAAGCTATGAGGTGGAGGCTGGTGACTGGAAAGGAACCAGCACGATGTTCAACTGGAGTAAAAACGCTTTCCCGGCTGGGTTTGCGAAGCCAGTTGTGGCCAACCTTCTAAAAGCCGGCATCAAATGCGTGCATGTCCGCAAGGAAAAAGCCCCCGCGCTGGGCAAGCCGAACCCGGTAGTTAACCCATTCCCGTATAACCCGGACTATGCGTATCAGGATCAGACAGTGGAAACACTGGTGCGTGAAGGGATGATGATCGCCCAGATTGCGACGGGTGGCGGTAAATCGAACGTAGCGTGTAAGGCAGCTGCTCGCATTGGTCGTATGACGCTGTTTTTAACCACGCGATCGGTTCTGATGTTCCAGATGGCAGAGAACTTCCAGAAATCCATCGACTACCGCGCGGAGAATGGCGAGCCGTGGCTTAAAGGGCAAAAAGTTGGAATCATAGGGTCTGGGGAGTTTCAGGTATCACGCCATATCAACGTCGCAACAGTACAAACCCTGGCCAGCTTTCTTGAAGAGCCTCCACGTGATGCTTCGTCTAGTAAAAAAACTTACCATCTCAAGCGTCGAGAACTAGTGAAAAACTTTCTTTCCAGCGTTTCACTGCTCATTCTTGAAGAGGCTCACGAGTCATCAGGCTCAAATTTCTACGATATCTCACGACTATGCATTAATGCCGATTATCGACTTGCATTAACGGCAACACCGTTCATGAAAGACTCAACTGAAGCTAACATGCGTTTAATGGCAGTAGCTGGCCGTATTGAGATAAAGGTCACAGAGAAGTATCTGATTGATAGAGGCATTTTAGCTAAACCGTACTTTCTTTATCATAAAATCGCGTACACTCCTGATGAGGCGCGAATCCGTTCTGAACTAGCATCAAAACATCTAAATTTCAGAGTTGGTATGAGTACCGCATACCAAAAAGCATATCAGTTAGGTATTGTTTATAATCTGGCACGTAACGACACCATCGTCCGTGAAGCCTTGATGTATAAAAGTCATGGTCTGAATTGCATGACGCTGGTTCGCTTAAAACGTCACGGACAAATTCTGATGGAAATGATGAAAGAAAGCGGTCTAAATGTCGACTTCATATACGGAGAGTCAAATCAGGCAACAAGACAAGCAAAACTTAACAGTCTGGCTTCGGGTAAAATCGATGTCCTGATTGGTTCAACTATATTGGATGTTGGTGTCGATGTGCCAAGTGTTGGGGCGGTGATTTTGGCTGGTGGCGGAAAAGCAGAGGTTGAAATGCGCCAGCGAGTTGGCCGCGGTCTGCGATCTAAAAAAAATCAGGCTAATGTATGTTTCATTACCGATTTCATTGACGTGTCAAATAAACATCTGATGTCGCATTCATATGAGCGGAAGAACATCATAGATACAACACCTGGTTTTGCTGAAGGCGTATTGCCAGTAGACAGCACCTTCGATTTTACTGTTTTGAAAAGAGAGTAATCATGAGCGAAAAACGAGCTACGTATTGTCAGGTTCCATTGACAGAGAAGGCAAACGACAAACTGGAAGCCTTTCAAAGTCGATTGCGTGAACGGAACATCAAGCTATCTAAAGCTGAAATTATAAATTTGGTGTTATCAAAAATGACAATATCTGATTTTGACAAAGCAGCAACATCACTAGAGGCTACGACAAAAGCTCGTGAAAAGGTCATGAAGATTTATGAAAATTCACCTATGACCAAAGAAGATCTGGAGGACATCCTTAAACGTTTGACATAACTTATCATCTTTGCACCGCTCTACTTTCAAACTCCATCATGTGCTCGTTTTACACTTATGACGAGCACATGATGGAGAACTTATCAATATAAACCACTGAACAAATAACGACCAATACGCAGCCATCATCGAGCACTTGCATGTGATCTATATCAAGTTTTTATTTACAAATACCTCCGGCTGAAAAAAGATCTTGATTGGCTACATTGTCTGGGTAGGCTTATAAGAATTAAATGTTACCTAAACTCAAAGTACGTGCTAGAGGTTACAATGGGACATCTTCCACTTAATTCTGATTATTTAAGTGCAAAGGATATCAAAGATACAATTTATATATATTACAAATCAAAAAAATCTTGTTTAAGTAAACTGACCAACATCATCCCACGTGAGAAAGGCGATCATAAGCTAATTAGTTACAGGTTACAGGCATCCCAAAAAGATGATTATGAGCATTATGTATATATAAAAGATATTATAGGTGACAGGACAAACTGCGGCATAATTTTCTACCCATATAATATATCAACTCTTGCAAATCTCATGCATGAGTGTAATGGGGTCAGATTTGGCAAACTTGAGTTGCATTCTAATCTTGTTGGTTATCCAAGTGCCAAGAATATAATCATCAATGCAACTTCCATGTATGGATTTTCGTTTTTATTTGAATCCAGAGATTCGTTAAAGAATTTTTTAGAGCTGTATAACAAAAGTATAGTATCTAAGCGGTTACATTTTAATGATATTTGTCGTGACATCAGAAGAAACGACTTGCTAGAAGACATATACGATAGATGTCATGCTATCAAACCTAACCATTGTTCATAAATATGATAAGGTACTAAAATCATGGGCTATAAATTTTTTGTTATAGGTTTTATTTCCGTAACCATGCTCACAGCATGTTCCACGTCTTCAGTTCCAGCAACTGAGGCAAAATTCGCACCACATAATAGAGTGCTTAAATACCAGATCCCGACAGAAACAACATTAACTATTGTGCGAGATAAAGGTTTAACTGGTTCTGGATGTAACGCTACTATATTCATAAATGGCGCCATTGTTGCCAAGCTTAAAACAGGTGAAAAGGCAACTTTCTATCTCAGTGAAGGTGAGTGGGTTGTAGGTTCATCTTTGGAAAGTTCTGGTCTTTGCGCCTTAAACCCATCAAGGATGGAGCGAGAGGTAAAGTTGAATAATGGAGACACGAAAAAATATCGAGTATATACATCATGGGATGGTACAATGGATCTATTACCTACAACTTTATAAATTTATGTCCACCACAGATATCACATACGGTATACCTGCAGAAGTCTGGCCTCGTGATTACTCCAGTATAGAGTTCAGTTTGCAATTTATGCGTGCAAAGGAAATTCCTGTAAGGGTCACGACAGATGACAGTCAGACGTTCTGTCTTTATGTAAACGGTCTGCTTACTGCACGCAACAAGCTAGATCTTTCTCCAGTTGTTGGAAGTAAAGAGCATCGCGTCCGTCTCCCGCTAGAAAGAGTAAGCACTATAGAGACAGTTACCACTAACGAAGTGGATAAGACGTTCACCGGTAGATTAACGATAAGTAACGAAGAGGAGAGCCACCGACCATCTCGCCGCGACTTCTTCAAAATTTGTCGTCAAGCTCATCATGAGCAAAAATCTATAAGAGTCTACATGGCTGACGGTCGTGAAATTGATGGGACTACACTTGGCGTCGATGCTTGCCAAGTGACAATTAGAATTGGCAAGCATCGACGAATGATTATTTTATTTGATTGGGTCGAACGTATTTTACCTATATAAACTATGAAAGTTATTTTTCTATCCTCCATGCTTTTTATTACTCCATATGCCGTTTCGGCGATGGACTATAAGCCGGTTATCCAGTCACTTATGAACGATGTTTGTTCATCGTCGGATAATGTGTCGATTTGCATGTACCAGTTCTCAGCAGGTGTTAAAGCAGGAAAAACAATTGGCGAGAATGTCGAACTATGTAAAAGTCTTTCGTCTGAAAATCGTAAATTACTTGAATGTGACGATAGCGAGTCTTCGGCAGATTTTATCGACGCGCTTTTTGAGACTAATCGCAAATTGGTCGAACCTTCTCAATAATCTATAAGGGTGATAACCGGACACGTCCGGTTATTACTTTTCATCGCTACCTAGTAGCTATTTTCACAATTAGCATCCTCAACACAAATATATAAGGGCGATATGCCAAATTGGGTATTTATTTAGGGAACACCTTCGTAAAAACTGAGTTTATTTCTAAGACATTGATTTTAAAATAATTATTTTTTTCGACTACCTGACAAAAAAGACTTGCAAAAAAAAACCGTTATTCGATAATTACTCACATCGAAAGCAAACATGCTAACGATACACAAAATTAATTTTTAATTTTCTCAAAAGGATACATATCATGTCTAACTTCTCCATTTCTAAAAAATCCATTATCGAAGCTGCTATTGTTATTACAGAAGAATTAAAAGCCAAAGCAGATCTCGCGGTCCAGACTTATAACGAACATTATAAAAATGGTACGCACACCAAAGCGGATAAAGCTAATATGATGGCGACGTCTACTAAGTTAGCATACTTTACTAACAATGTAGTAAACGCTGTCAATGATGATAAGTTATCTGGCGTTTTCTACTACGCGATTAAAGCAAGCAAACAAGCGCCAGAAGTGTTTTTCCGTGAAGCTATGACTAACAGTTACTCACTTGAAAAACTGGTGTATCTGGTTACATCTATCAAAGCTGGTAAATGTGTTTACTCAGTCGCTGATATGTCAGGGTCTCGTGTATTCGCATTAGTGGAAATGATTAATGATGAAATGGAAACGTTCACTAACGGCGCAGTATACGATCTAATGAATGAAGCAAAAAAAGAATGCGAAGTTAAGTTAGACGCTGGATACACTCAGGCAAATCAGTTAATTAATCTTTGCGAACGTCTTGGACTGGTAGAAAAAATTAAAGGCGTTGGAATAGCAAAAGCTGGTACACAACAATATCGCTTTATCAAGAATGATTTCTATAACTATCTTGCCGACGCGTTCAAAGCATAAGTAGACGGATTAGGCGCCCATAATGGGCGCTAGTTTAAGGATAGAAACCATGACCAGCTATGACCAGATCCGCGAAGAGTATCGCGCAAAGTATCGCGCTTATAAACTGGAATTAATCGACGATCTAAAAGCGCAACGCGATAAACTCAATTTTACTTTTACTGATTTGCTTAACAGCAAACGAGACTGTAAACGAAAGAGAGAATATTTGCGCTTGTCCGAACTAATCGGGAAACTACAAAACAGCATTTAATCACTGGCGCCCACTATGGGCGCCTTTTTTCGTTTTCTAATACTCACACCATAACGCGCCATTGTTGGCGCGTTTTCTTTTATCTGGCGCTCACTCATTCACACCAAAAATAAGCGCCATAAACGCGTTACCCTCGCTAGTTTTCACGTATAGCTATACATACCCATAGCCAACATATAAAAACGCTTAAAATGCGAGGCCCGCAGCGGTTGTAATGGTGCTGTTTTGTTGTGTCGTTGGCGTGCTAATCTGGCGACGCGTTCACGCCATCCTTCGGGACGTGGCGGCAATAATGGCGTTATACGTTGGCGCTCGCGTATCATTATCACGTTGGCGCAACGTGTACGCGCTAACAGTGGTTAACTTACACATAGCAGATCGTAGCGCTGGGCGTATGCGCAAAAACAGCTCACGTCCACCGGTTGGTGACAATTGTTCGTCTCCCTCTATACAAATTTTTCCCATGAGGCGACCACAACCGTTTCCCGAAAATTTTCTGGCCGTTTCTGTTGGATTGTTCGAATGTAATCTGGCCGTTCCTGAAGTTTCCCCTGCGGCAGTTGATTGAAGAAAAGAGAGGGGCGCTTCCAGCCCCCTCCCCTCTTATCTGCCAGTCAGGATATGAATGCGGTTCTTCCAGTACACCTCTTTCACGTATTCCCCGCACGAGACACTCCACGAGTCGATTCCTGCTTCGTAGGTAACTTTTTTGCACTTGATGGCGTTGTTGGCAATGCGCATCCCCTCCCCCACTACTTCCTGTTCGGTAAAGTTGAATCCGGATTCTGTTTTAACCCATAGCGCGATTTGCGTGGCGAACTCAATGAGTTTTGACTGGCAGAAGCGACCGCTGCGTACCGGGAAGATGAATACGCCAAATCCCGAAGTGGAGACATACGCTTTCTCAAATACGCGCTTATGGCGACGGTTGCAGATAATGTCATTGGTGATCTGCTGTTTCTCGTTCTTTGATAACTCGATAAGTTCATCGTCACGCCAGGCGCCAATAACAGTCTTGTCCATATCTGAGAAAGTAACAGAAATATGGCCGTGCGCATGGGTGTTAACAGTAGCGATAAAGTTCATGGTGATAATCCTCTAAACAATTTGTTTTCTTGTTGGAGATAATTATCGCTATGCGTGTGAGGCATCAAAACGTTTTGTTACGGCAGATTATGGCCTGCGGTTGACTGGATAGTTCGGTAGCCTGGCGGTAAGAGGTGGGTGCTTTTAGCCTACGGGAAAGAGGATGGTTGTTTAAGGCCACCAGCATTGGTGGCCTACATTTCGTTACTTCCGATGCGATGCTACAAACTCTTTCACGGTTTTTAGCGCATGATAAAGGCCGACGATATCCGAACCATAGTCGATACAAACGGGAGAAAGCGAAGTCTTTCCGTCATGTGATGAATACGCCGATGTTGTTGTTGCGGGATAATCGTGGCGATAGCAGACCGCAGTCTTGGGGTGTCGCAGATAAGCGATTCCTCTTTCAAGATCGTAGATTGCGCGTTGCAGGTCACGCTCCTGTGATCTGGTTAATTTTGCCATCGTAAAAATCTCTTAATGCAGCAATCTAATATCGACAATATCGTCGTAGTCATCCACGCGCATCATCAACATGGCGAAGACGTTCAACCTGTTCGTACAGATCATTCCATGACCATTCATCTTCCGGGTGTTTAACAGTAAAATCTTCTCTTGTGATGTTTAGCGCAACCTCCAACTCAGCGGCGATATATGAAACTGGTTCTGAGAAGCCATCATTCTCAAAACAAGCGATCATATGGTCATTCAGAAAAACAGCTTCAGCACCACCATCAGTTTGTATAAAAACCAGTTTGTTAACCATGAGTGCAATCCTTATTGTGTAAACATCTTGTTTTCTTGTTGGTGTTATTATTGCATCACAGACAAGGCAAAAAACATTTTGTTATCGGGGGTAAGAAAATGGCGCGGGATACGCGCCATTTGAAGAGGTTAATCGAATGCACTCTCAGGCAGTTCATCACTAACGAGCACGCCTGACGCAATTCGTAGTCCGTATTGCCCTAACCATGTATTGCCTTGATTAAGACTGGATTTGAATACTTCATTAGATTTTGCCATGTATTTCTCAAACATGCCTTTATCAACGTTACGGAAATAGGTTTCAAGTTTGAGCAAAGTCGGGTCAGATGCATCGCTTATAGTCTGTAACCCAACCGCATATGTGGCGTTCTTCTCATCGCCTGTACGGGTTAGCGTACTGATATGTACCTCGATGCCGGTTGAAGCATCTTTCACGACGACGGTAATACGAGCGACATTAGCGTCTCCCGCTTTGCCGGAGGCATAAAACAAATCCATCGTCAGATTTTCACGTAAAACACTCATAATCAACTCCCTGTTATTGGTCGATGTAATGTTATTATCATAGGTATGTACTTACAATATAAAAAAGCCCCGTAAGGATGTCGGGGCTGTCGAATCAACGACTAATCGCTTTTGCACATGGTCAGGCAATTAACAGGGTCGAAACTCGCTGTACCTCCTGCTGAACTGTTCTATTAGCCTCTATGAGCGCCTGCTCCAGTTTGTCTTCTGGCCATATCATCTGTTTCGCCATCCATCCATTTTTGTTGTGACGACGCACACTCATCACGTAACGCGTACTGGAGTTCTTGTCGAACGACACTAACGTTTCCCTGAATAAACGGATGGCTGTACCGTTGGCGATGACATCAAGCAAAGTCAGTTGATTCACCATAACGGGCTTCTCTTTAAGTGGTTGTCCCTTACTCAATTCGCTAATCATAGCTATCTCCGTAAACAACTTGTTTTCTTGTTGATGTAAATAATACAATTGTGAAAACGGCAACCAAGCGAAGCGTTACGGTACATAACTGGCCGCAGGCGACAATCACTCAAAAGCCACCTGCTGGTGGCCTATCTCTCAACATTGTTCGTCAGGGAATTCCTCTTTTACCGCGACCACCAACTCACGTTTCTCTTCTTCCGTAAGCAGGTGCCAGATATCCTTCCCTTTGGGTGATCCCCCTTCTGCAGGGACGAACGACCACAGCTTGCGATACAGTTCCGGCCCCACAGCATCCAGACATTCAGCGAGAGAGTCCACGCTCCAGACTTCCACAATCACGGGCAGATCCATCATTTATCCTTTTTCTAAACATGTTGTTTTCTTGATGGAGTTATTATCGCAATAACAAACAGGTAAAAAAGAATTTTGTGTCGGGGAAAAGAGGTTTTAGAGCGAACAGTTAAGTTCACCACGGGACTAACTTTTTACATTATTCCGTTTATCACATCCATCAGACCATTACGTAGAATATTCTTCTCTCCCGAAAACCTACTGAAATAACTTGAGACCAGAAGATAGTCTGGCAGAATAGAGTTCAGCTTCTGCACGCAGCGGGAAGAAAACCAACCGCAAACCTAACGGTGTACCTCCAGTCAATCAGCCGTCCACCGCGGCATTTTATCTCTATACCGACACACACCCTTTCCATGACGGGAACCCAGCCGTTTCCCGAAAATTTTCTGGTCGTTCCCAGTCAGACAGCCAGCCTTTCGCCTTCTGGACACCATCGTTGATTCTCGCGGTGGTTCTATCACTAGTCCGACCGAAGGTGTGTTACGGGTATGGATACTATGGGTTGAATAAATGCGGAGAAAGTAGCGATCCCCCTCCTCCCCCTCTCACTTATACCTCTCACTCGAAAAGCTCTTATCGACAGTTATATCTCTACTGTTTTTTCTCTCCTGTGGACGTGCAAATCTTCCTTCTGATAACGCTCTATACGGCGAGTATTCCTTTGGGTGAAATGGGTGGTTTGTTCTCTCTACCGACGTATGTGGTTTCGTTCTTCTTGAGATGGTTCTTCTCTGGATTTCGTATGGGTTGTTCTCGTCGTTTTGGTGAGTGTTCTTCTCTGTGTATGGAGTAATGGCAGATGCAATTTTCTCTTCGTTTACGTGAAATGGTGGAAGTGTAGGTAATGGCAGTAGGGCGCTTTTCTTGTTTTTCGCATATGAAGTAATGGCGTTCCCTGTTTTCAGGAGTTTGCGCTCTTCCTTAATAATGATGGGTCAGCGAGATAGTGAAGGTTCCTGTTCTGGTCTGGGTTTATCCGGGTATTTCGTTCCAACTTTTATTCTCCGTGTATTGGGCAATGCGTGTAGGGGTTTACGTGCGCGAGCTGCGTTCTCTATTGCCTGGGAGGATTAGGTGGGTTGTCGGTAGCCTTGGTGGAAGAGGTGGGTCTTTTAGGTAGCCTGACAAGAAGAGGTTGGTATTTGCGGGATTGTAGGTAATGGCGTTTCTGGATTTCCTGTAGATGTAATTAATTTATTTTCTTATGCCTGAAAACAAGTTGTTTAGACATCGAATATAAAGCAACGAGAGCGCTTCTGAGCGTGTCTGTTTTTGGGTGGTATCATGAGTCGTTTTAGATGCAAACGTCGCAGGTAAGTGGATTCTGTCGCTCAGGATTTAGGGTATAAGAGATGGCTTGTGCAAACGTCAACTTTTTAGACCAAACCAGTAGAAAGCATTGACTTTTCATTGATGTGTTATTCATTTGTTTTCTTGGTGGTGTTATTAGCTTAAATGTCTTGCCACGCCTGGCTTGAGTCGTATTAAGAGGAGGGGAGAGTGGCGATCAACAAACTCTTATAGAAATCATCAAATTGTGACCGCCAATATCAACGATGTGACTAAATCAGATTATCAAGCTCGTCGTTAATTTGTTCTTTGAGTGACTGATCGTTAACACCCCAGGCACTAATTTTTTGTCGCAATTCTGGCGTTAGTTGCATGAAGATATCGTGGATATTTTTAGTGGTAGGAACTACCCCTCTCATCTCGATACACTGATATAAGTAAGAATCCTTATTGAACATGGTTGTCTTCTCTCCATATGAAAAGCATATTTTAACACAGGTCACCAGTCCCATGAGGCGAGTCCGTCCACCAGCTCGGCGTCGCGATCAAAGTGTACCGAATCATACCCAGCATCAAGTATGGTTTGAATATTGGCGATCGTATCTTCCGAGATGCCTAACTCATTCAGCTCTTCTTTCCAGTCGTTTCCCCGCATTCCTGCTCGGACTATCCATCCGTATTCAGTGCCGTGTACCCAATTCAGTCCACGATCTGTGAGTGGGTCAAAACAGGCGACAGGCATAAACTCGGAGTCTTCGGCCGTAACGTGGGCGGTGCTAATAACAGCAGTCTTGTAGGATTCAGTGATTTTCAGCATGACACCCCTCCTTCGGAAACAGGGTGTCTGCCGTATCAGAAATGACATCCCAATTTACGCCTACGTTAGCTTCATGGCAGTGTTTAATTTTGCGCATCACCTTAATACACTGTTCGTCTGTCAGATCTGGGCGCCCTTGAGCAACGTCTTCCTTTTGCCACATAACCACCAGCAACGGCTCATCTTCTGGGTATTTATCCAGTCTCTCGATAATCACTTTTGCTGTTCCAAACATCGAAATCTCCTAAACAACTTATTTTCTTATGTGCTTTATTATCTAAAACAACAAAAGGTAGAAAACAAAATGTTTACGGTGTTGCGTTAATGTGAGGTATGAAGTGACTACAAGAAATATGCCCAGCAGATTTTTTACTTTATCCTGGTTACGCGGATCATGTATTGAACCACTTCACCTTCAATGACCACCATCACCTGTTTCAGTGCTACGTGCATACCTTTGCGCACTGCTGCTGATTTGATACTGGCCTGCTCGCGAGCGTACTCTCCATCGTTATATGGAGCTAACAGAATGGAATCACCGACCTCTAAGGAGGCAATAGCCTCGGTTCGCGGCAACAGGTTTTTAAATTTTGTTTTTTTCATCTATTCGTTCATTCATAGTGTATGGCGTGGTATCAGGCTGCCACGCGTCGTTACAAACGTTATCCATATGCTTCTGAATCCAGTCGGTTAGTTTCAGTCCTTCTGCTTGTGCTTGCCGGACATACCGGTTTTTGCGATCGGGGGTAACGCGCATCTGTATCTGGGCCGTCGTCGGTACGGCCTCTTTGAGAGGATTCAGACTGCGAGGATCGCGTTTCCCTTTCATTTTCCTTCCTTATCTCCAGTTTTAGCGCCATGTGAGCGATACAAACAAATTATTTATGTTTAGAATCTCACGTTATCAGAAAGTCTTTTCAGGGTATTCTGTGAGGATAACACTCTCGGAAAGGGATATTTATGCCTAACTGCATTCCATTGGACCCTAAACTACCGGCAAATTTTGACATAACACCAAACGACAAACGTTCTAAGAGCCAGCTCGACGCCTGGTGGGACCATCCGTATGGGCTTACTCAACCTGACGGAAAAATTATGGTGCGTTGTCTTAATGGCGGATCATGGGATCGCTCTTCTTTCTTGGGTGTAGCTGATACGTATGATGAAGCCTGTGAACTGGCAGAAAAGAAACAAGCTGAATGGGTAAAAAAACGCGCTGAACCGACATTCCTGTACTCGACAGAACCGCCGTTTGTCCTCATTAGACAGCCACAGCGACCAGACCACCAGCCGGTTATTGTGGGTGAGTTCGCCACTATGGAAGAAATGAATATGTTCTCGTTGACGCAGGAAAAAAACGAGGCTGTAGAGGTTGTACCTACCCTCAATCATAATCACATGAACCTGCCTCAACTGGCCTGGTATAGCAATGCGCTTGAGATGTCTATCTCGAAGCTGGGGAACGAAGCAAACGCATTAAGCGAACTTCGGGAATTCGTGATTAAACGCATCCGCGAAGTGCAGAACGGATAAAAGAGAATACTGAGAATGGCTAAAATTCAATATCACCGTGACTGGGGTAATTACCTGGAAGTCTATGATCACGATTCAGTCGCAGAAATGAACGATCAGTTGTATCAGCACTGCATAGATACAATGGGTGCTAACTCCCCGGATATCGTCGTTGAGTATCCGGTATATCTCCGTGATATTTATTCGGTACAGGAACCAGGCAAGTTAACACGTATCGGCTACGTGAGACTGGTTTATGAGGATGACGCTGATGGCTATGTGGCCCACCATTACACGCTCGATAAGAAGGAGCTGCCTAACGAATGGAGTGCTGCAAGTTTTTATGGCGGAGAGTACGGTTTTAAAACTGAGAGAAAATGAATGAAAATTACCGCAGATCAGTTCGTAACGCGTAGTGGCCGTAGAGTTCTGACCGATGATGGCCAGCAAGGTATGGGTGGGGAGCATGGAATAGGGTCCACCACTGAGAGAAAACAGGGTCAGGTAGCAGCGGCGATTTATGCAAACTGCGCCGAATTAGACAACAATCAGCTTGATGAAATAATAGAGTGGGTTCGCCTGTTCAAGTGCTGACCTGTTATAACTCCGGTCTCTGTAGCCCCCTCCATAAGCAAACAAGCGCCACGAAGAGCGCTTGTTTTATCTTTCTGCATAAGATAGCTACGTGCTGAATGACATACGAACGTATAATCTTCACATGAGGCATGTTAAAAGCTATCGCATCATTGGAGTCTGAAGTTGTCGATATCATCTACAAATTCCAGATACCCATCTTCAACGCTTTTTAAAACAAGTAAATGCTTAATTCCCTCACTTAATGAGGTTGGCCTTTCAAGTACAAACTCGAACCCATCCTCGTAAATTTTTCCTAACCAATAACCACCGCCATATTCTTTAAGCCTTTGAAAGAAAACATATCCTCCAGGTTTGAAAAAATTGAGTGTCTCGTCTCTATAAACGATTTGGTAGTTAGGTACTTTGCCACCCATTTTAGCCACCATAAATACTGTGTTTTTATACAGTATAAGTTAAAGCAAATGTTGGTCAATTTTGAAGGGTTAGATAATAACTTAACTCTGAAAACAAATTGTTTACAGCTTCTACTATAGTTCAGTTTGATCAATAATCGCGAATGCTTTCGAACTGTCTTAACTCCTTATCAATCATTCGCTTACTCTGCTGGCGAGCTCGATGTTTACAGGTTCTCAATTCAGCATCATATCCGTTTCCTTTTCTGTAGCCTCGTGATCGACACAACGAACAGGTACAACCATCAACCGAATAGAATTTCCCAAATGGTTGCATTACTTTTCCTCCTGCGGCGGTTCCGGCAGCGGCATCCAGTCGGTTACATTGCGGCTATGCGTTTCGAAGAACTCCTCACCATTGCGGACGACATCAAAAAACTCACCGTCTCGATATTGCGCATAAAGAACGAATGCGCCATCACATAAAATAATTACGTGCTGGCCATCATCTGGCATTCGCTCACTACAGCTTATCCAACCACCCGGACTTACCGGAGAGTTGCCAGAAAGCACTTCTTGCAGTCGTTCAAGCTTCACGTATTCCTGAACGCAAGTTCCCGAGTAGTTATTTAGCCAGATGGTCGCCTTTTCTGGGTCAGGCGTATAAGTCACTACTTCCCCCGATTGCCAGCACAGGGCGTACAGGTCAGCAACCTGTTCAAACTGCGTTTGTGGCAACTCGTAAGTTTGGCTTACAGGTTGGTTTAGTTTTTCTAAGTCATGATGCAGGGCGGCGCGAACTGTACGTGCAATTCGTTCACGTAACTGTTGTGTGCCGTGATACTCAATAGCAATATCGCGCAGCTCGTTAACCAGTTCTCGGATTTGATTCTCTTTCACGATTTACCTCCGTTGAGCGTTGCAGTGCGACAGGCGTTCCATGCTTCCATAGCTGAGCCAGCATCTTGTCTTCCAGTTTCCCTGCAAAACTTCACAGCATCCTGAATAGTCCACTCATCCGGCACTACCGGCACTGGCTGCTCTTTGAATTCGTCGGCATAACGAATAACTCGGTCAATGAGACGCTGTATCCAGCGCTCTATCTGGAAATTAAACTCTTCCTTTGATTCAGGTAACGCAACACCAACAACACCCAACGCCTTGTCCAGGTTTTTAGGGATAAATTCTTTGTCTACCTGTGCTGGTTGCGGCAACATCGTTTTGAATGCTTCTATACTGGCGCCATGTTTCGCCCGTTCTTCTGGTGTCATGGCTTCCAACTTGGCGTAATACTCTGCGCGGCGTCGCAGTGCTGTCAGTAGTGTTTCTGTTTTGCATCCCTTGCCGATTATTAAGCCAGGCTTTAACTCAACCGAACACGGCAACGTTTTAGGCACTACCGGCGCTGGCGGGGCGGCATAGACCTCAATAACACCGTTAGAAATAGGCCACTCGCCATCCTTGATGTAATCAGTAGTTGCTCCCACCTGCTGATCGAGGATGTGGAATGCTCCAATAGGTTCCGCTTCGAGCGATGCCAGTGCGATACGCGCCAGCTTCAATTCGAATATCTGCGCTTCCCACCCATTAGATAAATCGGATTCAATTTGCTCAATGAATGCCTTAACTTCTTCTCTGGTAATAGTGGTCATTGATAGCCTCTACTTATATTTTGGGGTTCGGTCACACATAAGGAATCCGGTCACGTATGAGTAAGCACAATCCCACTTATCCCCCTCCCCGATATCAACTCCTTCACTTAATCCACGGTTATAGCCAGCACTCTCACCGATGCAAATGCCACCAAAACCAAAAACAAGAGCGATAACAATGATGTAAAGTTGTCTCATGCCTTCTCCTGCTGACTAATAACTTCGTGTTCTCTGCTGCTTTCCAACGTTGATGCAGCAAGACAGGCCTCTTTAAGCACCCAGTCAATAGCGTCTTTCCATGCACCAGTTTCGACAGGAGGGTTCTCATGCTTAACTTGCTCATAGAAGTGCACAGCTCTAATCAGTCCATCAGGTAGCAGTGACGCTGGCATGGTGTTATATGCAGACATGCACTGCGTAAACCCGGATTGGTCATCTGTCTGCCCATAGCTGAACCCGGCTTTCAGGCCGTCACGGAATGCGCCATCCTGCAACCTGTCAGCAGTTTCAAGCTTCGCCTCCAGTTCTTGAATACGCTGGCGGAACTGGATAACGTCATCGGTCTGGTTGCGCCATAACTCGCACACCAACTCAATTTCATCTATCGCATTCTCGAAGCTAAACCAGTTGCTCCATTCTGGCGCCTGGCCCATAACGGCTTTGTAGGCATCGTTCAGGGCAAATTCAGCACTATCACGCTCATTGATAAGCTGCGTCTCGCTGCGTTCGAGTTCTGCTATGCGCAGCCGTAACATATCGACCATTCCTGATGCGTTTTCGGCCCATGTAACCCATGTTGCTTTTTGGTCTGTCAGTTCTGCAATGCGCTTCTCTGCGGCCTCCAGCTTCTTGTAGAGAGCATCCCAGCTTGTCGAGTTGTCCAGAACCAGCTTTGTAACTCGCTCTTCGCGTGATTTGTAATGCTCCAGTTCATCCAGCAGCGCCAGTACATCCGGGTCGCTCACATCGACGACAGTGACGCGAGACTGTTCATAATGGTCATCTGCGATACTGCGGCCATCTGCGTAGTGGCAACCTTTATCGTCGTAGGTCGCGCCCGTGCAGCCATAGGTAATTCGACTGGCAAACATGCGCTGTATTGTCATTTCTTTGCCGCAAATGTGGCATTCAGGTACAGGTTTTGGTGAATAGCGCTCTCGTAGCGCCTGTTTGTCGATGTTGCTCATTGGGCAGTCTCCGGTGGATAACAAATATCGTCGAAATATTTTTCTGCGACGCACATGTTGAAGTGATCGAGATTCATCTCCTCCACTTGGAGTTTTGCCCCAACAATGCCTGTGCATCGATTGACGTAATCCCGGTTTTCTGGGGATTCCGTTACCCACTCCATAAGGTCTTCGGTGACACTTTTTAAGCAACGTAAGGCGCAGTCCAAATCAGTAAAATTCTGAGCATCAGTGATGCAGGAGACGACATAATACGTGGTGACTTTTGGCCCATCAGCGCGTCGTTTAAGCTCTCTTTCGATAGCGTTTTTCAGATCAACCAGTTCATGGTCATTGAGTTTGTCGATGTTGCTCATTGGGCGGCCTCCTCAAACAAAACCTCACCTTCAATCCCGCCAATCTGATAAAGGATCGAACCATCTTCACGATATTCCACAGGAGTTGCGCTCCATTCTTTTTCGTTCGGATCGTTATCATCACCAAACATCACCAAACCACCGGCAACCCTGCAGGCTTCGTAAATCTCGCCCTCAGTCCACCAGCCTTCTGAATCTTTGAGGCATTTGATAAAAAATGGATTGCTCATGCTGCACGCTCCATTTCTGCCATGCCGTCACGAACCGCGTTAATAACGCGATCTAGATATTGATATTCAGGGTTTGGTACAGAAGGCCATTTTGCATACCACGGATCATCACCGAACAGATTTAAAAGCTCGTTACCAATTACGTAATCGCAGCAATTAGCTTTAACGTCCTCTGCATTTTCAGCCTCATCCCACATTTCACGAGCCTTATAAGCGTCAATCTCTTTCTGGCGACGTAGCTTGATAATCTCCGTCTTAACAAAGAGAAGATTTGCGTCGTTATCGTCGTCTACAGTGCTTTCCAGTTGATGGTCTAAACAGCCGATAAGATAATCATTGCTGACGCGCTTAATGAACTCCTGCACCGTGTCACCGCCCATCGCGAACCAGGCTCCAGTCCACGCCTTACCGTAGCAGGTGATGGTGATACGACCTTTTCCTGGTTCATAGTTTTCAATCATCACACGCACCGGATCTAAACGTTCGGCGCCTGTTATGATGAAGGACAAAACGTTAATCTTTTCTACAGTTATGCTCATACTGTCTTCTCTATGTTTGAGGCAACTGCCACTTTTAAAGCTTCGTAAAAACTCGTCTTCAGATTGTTGAATTGCGAGGCGTTAATAGGACCGTTCGCTACCAGTGAATTATGTAGCGACCAAGCAGCTTCATTTATTTCCTGAGACCCCAATTCAGGCAAAACAGGGAACTCGCTCTTACTTTCCAACTCATCAATACGTCTACGAAGCCTCTCTATTTCAGCAGCCATGTAGTAACCGGCCATAGAAAAAACAGCGAATTGATCATTATTTTCAACCGGATTTACGCCTACAAAAAGCAAACCATCATGAAAATTATTACTGCCATTGGTGATCGCTACCGCATATGAGTCGCTGTTTTGGCGCTTGTGAACAATCACTACAGGGTTCTCGATCTTGTTACTCATATTTTTTCTCTTTCTTTGCTTTCATATAAGCACCGTGAAGTGCTCGTTTAATTTGTTCACCCTTGAGAATATTCAGCTTTCTGTCATAAAAAATCGCTTCACCAGTTTTAGACTCGTGACATGAGATCACCGAAAAGCCATACTTTTCCAAAGACTCTCTGGCGCTTCTCTCAATACATGCCGCATAGTCATGCCCCCAGACAGGACTGTTTCGACCTTCGAAACGCTCATGTTTGTAGTGATCACGCAGGAAACGATAGTGGTTATCTTTATCTGTCATGTTCAGCATCCATCTGTTTCAAACGCTGTTATTTTCACAGTCTAGAAAAGGTAGAAAACAATTTGTTTAAGGCAATAATAGCGACCTTCATTTCATTCGCTAAGAAGAGACTTTAGAATGCCCCTCATTTCTCGCTCTTTTTCTTTGGCTACTCGCGCTATCTCCGCTGTTACCACACGCTGCAATCTGTCCATCGTTCGGAACGATGGGCGACGCATGAGATTTCCATCAATTGCTTCATCATTAAATCCAACGAGATAACCGAAGTGACGGAAGCCAGCCCCAACGAAAATCTCGTAAAGCTGTGCCTCATATTCAAAAAGCGCGATCCCAGACTTCACTTCAAGCAGCGTTCCGTTATCCAGTAATTTGTTTAGCGCCTTATCCCAAGCAGGGCAGTAGCGAAAGCTAAAGCCTACCAATAGAAGAGTGAAATAAAGTGAAATAGCATTTCTCAACTTCATAATTACTCTTCCTCACTCATCGCTCTTTTCGCCTGGACTTCCTTAGCAAGTCCGTAAGTAATTCTGCATGGCACAATCATCGCCCAGCCTTTCTCATAGCCATTGATCACCTGCTTGATATGATCATCAGTTATTGGCGTATCCGGCAGCGCTTTGAATGTTGTGATCTGACGCTGTATCTCCAAAAAGAACTGCGCCAGCTCCATCTGTTCACCTCGTGTCAAAGGATTGTCCAGCGGACTTAGAACGAACTGCGCGACGCGCTCAATGCTTAAATTACTCATATCGAAGCCCCTTTAATTTTTTCTTCCAATTCGTGCACATATTGCACAAGAGAGCCGCCAGGAGGGATCTGACATTCTTCTACTAACTGGAAGTAGATGTCGGCAGCAGAACGAGTGATTGAGCCTTTATTCAACTGTTCTTCACGTAGGGCATCACGTTCATTAATCAAGCGAACGCACTCGCCGTTACGCTGTTCCACAACGGCCTCAAGTTCAGCGATGCGTTCGCCTGGCGTCTTACCTTCTTTGCGTTGGATAGTTACCGTAAACTCTCCCAACTTAGGAACGTTGTATGTCAGCTCAAGATAGTTTTTGGCACCGTGTCGAACAAATTCGCCGGCGAACATTGTTGCGAACATGGCAGATGCAAGCTCTCCTTTGAAAAGAGACTCCAGATCTAACGGGGTGCCTTTCTCCAAAGCCTTATGTGCCACTTCCACAACTTCCATAAAGCGATCATATTCTGTGGCGCTTTTCTCATGCTTTTTCCATTGCTGACTCCAGCGCTTTGCAATGTGCTCGACAAATATCTGAGCCGCTTTATCAAAATTTCCGGAAAATGTTACCTCACCTTTATTGACGACAATCTTGCCAGCAGGTTCATCTGAATTCCCATTGAGTTCAAGGTTGAATGGGAAGTCGGCGATGCTTACAGCTCGCATCATGGATGTTATTTTTTCGCTCATGTTTCACCTCAACTGGATTTCTATTTTCACATAAATTAAGTAAGTAATTACCTATCATTTAACTCGTTTGAAAACATACACACTGACAGTGATTCCCGTGTCTTCAAATTCATCTCTAAAAGATTTCCCTTTTGCGTAAACGTAATTGTCCAGCGTCAACCAATTCAGAACTGGAGCGTCGCCAGGCAACACAGCCACAAGTCGCCCACCAACTTTCAGATGTCCAAGCGCGGCCATTGTATGCTCTTTGTGTCGACCGAGAGAATAGGGTGGGTTCATTACGATCTTATCGAACATATAACCAGCGTTATCATCAGACCACTTCATAAAGTCGCAGCAGACCGTGTTTACATACCCTTTACCACGAAGAATTTCAGCAAAGAGAGGTGCTACTTCAATACAGGTAACATCCTCCTGCCTGGTCTCTACATAAGCCAGTAGATCTCCGCGCCCGGCTTCAGGTTCAAGAAGCGTCTCCCCAGATTGCAGTTCAATAGCTCTGGCTACGTACTCCGCAATTATCCGCGGGGTAGGGTAGAACTGGTGTGATTTTGCGTCCGGAATTAACCCTGTGGCCACAATTGTATTGAGCGTATGTCCAGCCTCATATGGAAACCGCCAATGCGTATTCTCCTTCACGCCGCCAATAAAGCTCAGTGTACGCTCCAGCTCATCCGACTGGGTTTTCTGTAGCTTGGAATCGAGAAAGTACCAGACGCCCTTGTCTTTACTGAATCGACCATCACGAAGAGCGATACGAACAGGTTGGGAGATCGTCTTCTGGATTAACCCGAACTCTTTTGGTGCTCGTGTTTTTGGTGCAGTACGGTATGGCGCCGGTATTGCTGCAGGCATACTGTATGCCAGTACTTCATTCAGCTTCCAGGCCACGTCAGGATGTATCTCGAAGTGAACGTTACCATTCTTAAACATCTTCACGCGCATTAGATTTCCGTCGACATTCATCCAGTCACCTGTCTGGCAATCGTTCGCCCGGTACGCAGCTGATAGCATCTCCGTTGTTCGGTTGATGGTGATAAACTCTTTGTGCGCGAAGAAATGAAGCATGACGCGCAGGTCGTCGATGTAGTCCTCTTTGCGGTAGTTCACGCTGACACTGTCCCGCCAGAATTCAGATATGCAGTTAGCAATAATCAGACGCTCACTAAATCCATACGTTTTATTAGTCTTGTGTGCTGGGCTTAGCGCCTTGAACAACCCGTACACTCGCTCGGAAAGATATTTGTGTCTGTCATTCAGCAGATTGAGCATTGTTGGAATGACCGTCTCAGCCTTGAACTCAGGCACGCCGATGAACTCTTTCACTCTCATCTGATAGCCGGTTTTGTCTGTTTTTGTTGTTTCCTGCTTCCCTTCGATGAACTGTTCGCGCCATTCATCCCGACGAGCAGCAGGCATTATCAGCAAAACATTGGTCATATCCGTGACCTTCTTCCAGTACTCGGCCCAGATATTCTGTTTCACCCATTCTAGGTCGACCTTATCGATACAAGGTCTGTTAAAGCGAGTACGCTCATCATCCGGACGATGATTCAATCGCAATAATCGATTGATCATGTTATGTCGCTCGTCGCCATAAACGAAGTCGTGGACTTGGTTCATAAATACGATCTCTTTCTCGCATTCAGCTACGATTTCGTGAATAACCCCCATTTCATGCCTGAATTCGATATGAGCGTTTGTACTGGAAGTGTCAACGATTGAAAGATCTGTATTCATGATTTCACCACTAAACAAATTGTTTTCTTGTTGGTGTTATTTTCGCAAAGCTAAAAAGGCATAAAATACAAATTTGAAGGCGTAAGAGGGGGTATTAACCCCCTAAAACGATTTATTAGTGGTCTGAGCCAAGCGTTTTATGTGGCTGTTTGTTCAGATCGTGGCGATGAGTCAACTCACGCATCATGTCTTCGAGACGACCTCTGGCAGCGTCCAACTGGTCAGCCATAGAGCCGAGCATTTGACGAACAGCCATTGGATCATCACTCTTCAGATCAGGCATATCAAAACCTGCATGGCCGGTCATCAGCTTAAAGGCAGAAATAAGCATAGCCAGCGAGGATTTCAGACGGACAATTTCGCGATCTTTACTGGCGACAGTTTCATCAGCTTTGTTGACGGCAGGCGAATATTTCTGTTCGCTGAGCATCTCCAGCGTCGCCCGAAGTTTTTTGGAACGATCTTTTTCTGCGAGATATTCGCCACCGAAATAATGAGCAATACTCAAGACTTCAATAGGCTCTTTAAAAATGCTTCCAAATTCCATTACAGAAGCAAAACGCTCTAAAGGTGATATTGATTCGTTGCCGACAACTGCACTAAGCATTTCCACAATGTTTTCTGCGCCTACTTCATTAATTACTTGCTGGGTTTTGACAATTCTGTCCTGGCATTTCTGGCACATGCATTTTTCTCTTATGTTGTTTAACAATTTGTTTTCTTAATGGTGTAATTGTGACTTTGCAGAAGAGGTAGACAAACACCATATACAGGTAAAGCAAGCATGGAAGGTTGGAAGACACCTGGAGTAAGAAAAGCTAAGTGTGCTCTCAATCTCCATATATCAGCTCTTCTTATACCAAAGCCTTAGTCAGACAAGGAGGAATGACCGGTATAGCAGGCTGAGTCTGAATCGTGTCCAGCAGCATCCCATCCAGTAACACAGGTACTGATTCTGGAGTGGGTATTGTCTGCGATGGGGTGATGGTAAGGACTGTTTCCGGTATCAGAAGACTCTGCCCGGTTGGAATTGTTACGGCTGCCAGCGAAGCCAAAATTAGATTGTAGGCAATTGGTTTCAGTCGCATTAGCTGAAATTTTTCCATTAGAACTTTCCTTGTGCGTCTGGTTATGGCGCAGCACACGAGATACGGTAGATTTGCAGGTTCTGTCTAGAGCTACAGTAGTTCCAAGATTTGCAATGGCTGTAGCCTGCGCTTCAGCTCGTTTCTCAAGTTCAAAAACACGCTCCTCCAGTTCTTCCAGACGTGCAGAAATACGGCCGTTTAACAATGTCGTTAAAGTCTGGCGTATTGAGTGAAGTCGTTTATTGAAAGAAGTGAAAGGCGTTTGACGTGCCATTGAGAGGTTCCATTCTTTGTCAGAAAGAGTTGCGGATGGCATGGCCATCCGCCGTTTTGTGTTCCGTCCTGGAACAGCGCCTATCGGCACTTCGTCATCCTGACGAACGATAAGATAACTGATTTATATAAATAGGTAAACACTTACTTATTATTTTGTGTCAAAAAACCACTATCTCGCTTTTGAGGGGTGTCTGCTGCTGAATATGCAGCCAGCTTTGCCAGACGATCACATATTTCATTTTCACGATGTCCATTATGACCCTTAACCCATTGCCAACGGACATTATGACGACTAGCTACTACATCAAGACGCTTCCAAAGATCTACATTTTTGACTGGCTTTTTCTCGGAAGTTACCCACCCGTTGCGCTTCCAACCCTTTAGCCAAAGAGTCATACCGTTTTTAAGATACTGGCTATCAGTATGCAGAATCACGTTACAGGGATACTTCAAACACTCCAGCGCCATCAGTGCGCCCATCATTTCCATTCGGTTATTGGTGGTGCTGTAAAACCCATCAGAAAGTTCGCGTTCTTCGCCACGATACTGATAAACCACACCGTATCCACCTGGGCCACCAGGGTTCTTCAAACAAGAGCCGTCACTGAACACTTTCACGGTCTTAAGCTGGGGGTTGAACTCAACTACTGGGGTTTTAAAGATGGTGCTGGAGTGATGGGGGTGACGTCGGGGTTTTGTATTAGGTCGACTACTGGCTTTTCTGTGGTCTGGTGTTTTTGTCTTCATTTTGGCTCCAGTAAGTGAGCGCCGCCGCGATTTTTTTCCTCGCGCGTGTGCGCGTGCGTGTATTACATAAAAATTTTCAAAAAGAACTTACTTCCCAGAACAAGGAAGTTAATCCCTGAACTGAACGAACGAAGTGAGTGAAGTTCACCTCGAACGAAGTGAGAGGTTGTTTTTCAGGTAATATTTTCCCAGGGAGGTGAGTACAAAATTTCCTCACCAGCCTGGTCGTTACATAACCTGAAAAGTTATGACCTAAGTCTACTGCCAGCTTAGGTTTGGGAAGTTATGGATGACAGCATCCCAGAACCGAGATCTTCCCACATTTTATGAAGGGGAGCTGGGAACACAACCTCTCTAAATCCCAGACTCGACAATCATAAAATGACCCTTGTCTCTGCTCACTTTGGTTCCCCCTTCCCCAACCCCAAAAAGGTCAGTTCTACGCTGGTAGTGAGCTTTTTAAATCTGATGCCAGTGACACTTTCCCCCACCCATCAGATCGAGCTTTCGATAATGATGAAAGCGAAAGGATTTTAGCACTGGCACCAAGAGCAGTAAATGGTATGTACTTACCTATTTTATTGATTGATTTCCTCTCTTCCATTAAGCTGGGTGTTAAGTGCAAAGACCTCATTAATGAGTTCGCCAAGCAATTGCTCAACAAATTCTTTATTTTCGCCTGTACGCAAACATTTAATCGCCCATTCGTACAAGTTGAAAGCCTGTTCTCGATCTTTCATCATTTCGCGGGTCTTGACCAAAAAGTCGCTCTCAACGAGAGCTACAATGTTTGTCGGGTATACCATGAGTTTTCCTTACAGTGGTTCATAAAATCGATTCTAGAACTTCCTGGGAGGGGAACTATTGAATTCTGATTGTTTTTCAGGTCTGGGGAATCTCGATACTAAAAAGCCTGCTTCCGTATATATTTAATAAGTTATTTATTATTTAATATACGAAAGCAGGTTCTCAAACTAACACCCAGACTGGCGTTTACGCTGCCTTTTTACGTGGTCTCTTCTTCCTGACAACATTGGCAGGATCATAACCACCCAGCTTTTTCATCACCGCCAGTGGTATCTTACTGATAGTGTGCCCAGCTTCCTGGCAGTATCCTCGGAAGATAAGTAACATGCTGCCACCAGGGTTGATGTTTACCTCCACCAGTCCAAGTTCAACATCCGGCTCAACGAACGCCACGCGGCCGCCAGACAAGATGACGGTTTCGTTGGCGCATTCAGCCGCACGCTCGTACCACTGCGTATCGAGAGATTGCGGTATCAGCATGACAGTCGTCACTCCACGCGCCTGCTCACGAATGGCTGCGTCTATCCAAGGTGTGATTTTGGAGTAGGGCGGGTTAAGGAACGCCACAGTTCCAGGTTCTCCCCAGCTGCACTTGAGCGCATCACGCTCAACTCCGATAAAGTACGGCAGGAGAGTATTATTTTTGTTGCAGGCGACGTCCACATCGAACTTTACGCCTATGTAACGTTGTATGGCGACAAACAACCACTGCGGCGTGCGCCAAAGGTCGCGAAGAGAGGCATCACGCTCTCGTTTTTTAATCTTTTCTGCTGCTATCATCGCTCACACCAATAAGTAATTACATACCTATTTTTTCATCTCGTAGAGCAGATGGCAAACAAAAAGAATAACGCACCAGAATTGCGAACGTGAAGCTCTCTGGTGCGTTATCTTGACGCTGGGTATTGATTAGCTTTACCAGCGTCAAAAAGCTCTCATATGGCTTTAAATTTAGTAGGGGAACTTCATCCAATAGAATACTCCGCCACAAACTTCTTAACAATCGGCGACTCTTCATTGAGTGTAAGATTCCCCCCTTCGCGAGTCGCAATGCCTGTAGCCGGAAACACGGCCATCATCTGGCCCGCCTGTGTAGACGCAGTACTAAGAGGATATGGCTTATCAGGATGACTCATTAAGGCTAACTTGATGCTATTACTTGTAGCCGTCTTGGCATCAATTAGATGTCGCATAGCAATGATCGTATAGATGCTTATTTCTGGGCCTCCATTAAACCAATTAAGTAGATTTAAAATCTTATCTTTTGCCTTCACTGGCGCCTTCTCAAAATCCTTACTGAACACATCATTATTCAGGCCGGCTGACAGATAAAATGAATCATCTTTATCTTCTAAAGTGAATCTGGATCTTGGTGACGTCCGGTTTGATTTTTCTCCCTTAGATTTTAGCTTTAAAGTGTCTTTAGATGCCTCCAACAATGGTGGAGAGTCAGTATTATTGCTTTGGCTTGAGCCTTCGTTATTCGTTTGGTCCGCCGCAATAACGCTTACGGTTTCGCCTTCAATCTCAAGCTTTTCAAGCTCTTCTTTCATGTCGCCCAACGACTTTTCGTTGATAACCTCATCAGCGATCATCGAGACAGGCTTAGAGATGTCGTCATCCAGCCCGGCAAGCAGATCTTCAATTTTTTCAACATCACTTGCCTTCACCGCTTTGGTAACAGGCTTATCTAATGACTGTAACATGGCTGTTAATTCATCAAGTTCATCATTTTTTACTGCATTGTTTATATTTCCCATCTTTGTCTCCTTTGCGATTGGCTTTGCTCTTACGTTTTTATTGAGTGTATTTTGCCCAAACCTATCAGGCGGAAAAGATGCAAATACAGGCAGCAGATTCGATTGAAGGTAAAAATAAAAGCGCCATCAGGCGCTTTCGAAGGGGAGTTTGAAGAATCCGTATTTTTCTCTTGCTTTAAAAAAGCATTGCATCATCAGATCTGTATCGTAGAGTGCACCGTGAGCTTTTTCTCGGTCATAAATAAATCCGAGAGAAAATGCCAGTTCTTCCAGACGAGGTCGTTTGCCATCTTCGGTGGCCCACAATCCATCAAGCATGGTGTCAACGACAGGGATTGATGGCAGTTTCACTCCATAGCTAGCAAATTCGTGGCGAATAAACGGGATATCGAATGCCTCACCATTATGTGCAACCCATATCTGACACTGTGCCATGTATGCCGCCACGTCTTTGGCGTGATCTGCCAATAACGGTTCTGCGACAAGTTTCTCAAGAGAGATCCCATGCACAGCCTGAGCTTTTGGATCAATACTGCGTCGAGGATTGAAACGCATCTCAAGGCTGTCAATATGTGTATGAGTGTCTAAATCGTAGCGTGTAATCGCTATTTCAATGATTTTGTGGCCTGATGTATAGTCAAGGCCTGTGGATTCAATATCAATTCCACCGACAATTTTGGTCATGGTTAATCCTTACAACTTTTTGGCGCCTTTCAGCAGTGCGCTACGCACAAACTGGGCCGCTTTTTTTAAGGTCTCACCAGCACTTTCACAAACAATTGGTGTACGCCATTCGCCTGTTGAAGTGTTTAAAATGCTAATTTGATTGGTATCAAGACAAATAGAAATGTAAAGCACCGTACCGCTAGTCAGTTTTAGGTGCATGGGGAACAATGGCTGCTTCGTTCCACTATTGAACTGTGACATTGCCACATTAATAGCCTCTCCAACTTCTTCGCCAACAAGACCCTGTACTGATTCAAATACAGCTCGTATGGCCAGACGTGCTTCACGATCTGTCATTAGCGAACGGGACTGTTCGTCTGCAATGCGGAGCATTGCTTCTATCACTTTACGATCCAACTCATCTGACAGAAGAAGTTCATCTATCATGCTATTTTTCCTCATCTCACTTGCGTACTGTATTGTCACATCGCTTAGCAGGTGAACAACTGTCAGTGTAGGGTCACTCTACCAATTGAACGGCGCTCTATGTTTTCCGCAACCCGATCCAGTACACGCATGACAGACCTTGCTCGCGCTTCCACTGTTTTGCATTTTTCGGAGATGACGAACACCTGCAAATCACCTATCTTTGGTAGCGCATTAATTTTGGTAAGTTCGCCACACATCAGCGCATCAATGCGCGCTACGTAAAGATGGTCGAGAGAGCCGCGTTGCTTACGCTTACGATCGGCATCTGTTAGCATTACTCCAGGACGCAACCCAACAATAGCGTTAAAGTTACTTACTGCTGCCTTATGGCAGAATCGTTCAATGTCCAACGCCAGCTTAATGCAGCGGTCTTCGTTTGACTGGCCTACCAAATCCAACGTGTAAGCAACAACATCAGCGGGCGTTCTGTCTATAACAAAACCATCCATGCCACGGGTAATAGTCTCGATATGTCGAGCTATTTCCATTTGCACTTGCAGACGTTCATAAAGTGGCAATTCTTCACCAACTTTGACGCCAAGCCTGCTCATCAGCTTACCTACGCCGGCGTCTACATACGGAACTCCGTAGTGCTCGTCTATATATTTCGCCAGGGTTGTTTTGCCACTGCCCTGAGCACCAGTGATCCCAATACGGTAATCCATTACGACCTTCTGTAAACAATCTGCAAAAACCCAGGTTCAGATTCATTCGCACGTTGGGTATAAGCCGTTTCAACTGGTATAAAACCTAAATAACGCATGATTGACGCCGGAAAGAAGGCATCCGCGCCAGGTGCATCAATACCAATATGTGACAGCCAGATTTCTTCTACATGTGGCATTAGTAACGAATAAATCTCCCCACCACCAATAACCCAAACCGGATCAGGAAGTTTCAAGACATCGTCAACGCCAGCAGGGTAGAATCCATTGGGGATAAAGCCATGAGAACGTGTTAAAACGAGGTTGTGGCGTTCTGGAAGCGGTCGCTTCAGACTCTCCATTGTCTTACGCCCCATCACAACAGTGGCGTTTTTAGTAAGTTTTTTGAAAAGTCTCAGATCGGTAGGGCAACGCCAGGGTATTTCGTTTCCAATACCTATTTCATAGTTACGACCGACAGCTGCAATCATCTTCACTTACTTACCTCATATATGATTGGACGCTGGTGATAATCAGCAAGCGTGGAGCGCAGTCTGGGGTCGTGAACCAATGCGGCTATAAGCAGATCACTTTTGTGTTCTGCCAATGTGCGCTTGATATGGGTTTCAAAATTTACACCATGAGGAACCAAGTGAAGCCAGTCATAATCAATGCCGAAATCTTTCAACCAACGTTTCGTTGGCGCTTCTAGCGATTCAGGACGACTACTGATAAGCACCACTTCTGCCCCGGACCGAGTAAAGCCACGCAACATACGACTAGTGGAAAAAATAAGTTCATCACCTGCAATAAGAGCACCTGCATCTGCATCAGATACAGACTTACGATGGCTAACTCTCGCTAGCACATCTTCAATTTCACACAGTACATACATGCCTCTCGCCATATCACACCGCCACTGGAACCTTGATCCACGGAAGAGGGTTATAGCCGCAAATCTGCACACGATCCCATTTGAAATCGTCCAGTTCTGCCCATTCATGCGGAAAGATGACAACCGGATCAGAATTTCCAGGAATACCTCGCCCCATAAGCTCTTGAGCGGCCTCAATGTGGTTGTCATAAAGATGAACATCAAAGCCAAAATGAACGAATGCGCCAGCCATATGGTCGGTTATTTTGGCAAGGAAGTGCGTCAATATCCCGTATCCAGCAATGTTGAATGGCATACCAACGAAAGTGTCGACGCTTCGCTGTACTAGACATGAGTTGAGGATGCGACGAGGAATACCAAGCTTATCAAGCGTATTCTCAGAAATGCCTTCATTCTGTCCAAGAATGCACAGCATCTGCGTATAGATTGATTCGTGACCGTGTCGATTATGTTGTAGACCTATGTCCGTCGCCATCGTAAGACGAGTTTCAAAATCTAGCTCACGACTCCATAACGAGAAAACGAAATGGCAAGGTGGAAGCTTCATATCTTCCAACTCGCCCACGTTCCAAGCGTTCAGAAGGATACGACGATCGGTCGGGTTTGTGCGTAACATATCGACAATACGCTGTAGCTGATCGATTTCACGGGACAAAACGACGCGATCTTCATGCACACCAAGATATCCCTCTACCTTGTATCCACGCTCGTGGAACGTAGCGGTTTTGTTCAGGTAATCGCTACGTGGCACGATACGTGTGTCATTCCATCGGCGCCACTGTTTGCCATAAACCGGACCTAAATCTCCATTTTCATCTGCCCAAGCGTCCCAAATCTTAACGTCGTGTTCTTTCAGGAACTGTATGTTACCGGTTCCTTTTAGATACCACTCCAGCTCAACCAGTAACGGTTTTAGATTAACGGATTTTCCGGAGATCAACGGAACAGACCCGCCAGTAAGCATATAGTAAGAAGGTACATAAGATACGCTCATTGTCCCCGTACCTGTCCGGTCGTCGGCATGAACACCTGCTTTTAGTACCGTTTCCATAATTTTGGTATACGATGCACTGGCAAACTGGCCGTTGGTATGTTCTCGATTAAGAAGGATAGACAAGTTAAACCTCGCAATATAAGTAATCACATACCTATTATCTTACACGATTTTAACTATATGGAATCTAGTCTCGCAATAAATAAGCAGAAAAAATGGTGGCACAAGGCCACCATAAAAGAGAGTAACAAAGAGAGCTACAAAGAGATAGAAAACATACACGCAGCCACAATATATGATAATAAGTTAGTACTTACAATCTATTTTTTACTACATCGTAAAGTGATGAAGACTTAGCCTTCTGAACAAAACGAGAGAGATCAACATCACTATAGGTAGGGGATTTGAGTATTTTTCCATCTGAGAGACGATAGCCAATCATCATCTCAGTCCCTTCAGCATGTCTGAAGCCAAGGTCATATTTATCGTATTTGCAGTTTTCAACCGCTATACGACGTTCCTCTATGTCTGCCGGCCATAGTTTTGTCATGTTAGAACGATGGATTTCAGACACCAGCTCGACGATATCGATACCCAGAAACTCAGCAAGACGGTAAGTCATCATGCACGCAACGTAGATTTTATTCATAACACGGCGCAGCTCCTGGATAAGCTCAGAATCACTTATGTTTGTGAATGCAAGTTTGTCAGCCAGTTCTTCCAGCATTATCGCCGCCTCATGTGCCTCCCTGAATGGCATAGCCATATCATCAAACACGGTATTACCAGGTACGTAAATAGTAGTCATGAATCGATCAACGCTTTGTTCTTGAGTGTAGTAACTCATACCTGTAGAGATGCCGCCCTTTATGGCCACCATTGTGCCAATACCTACATAAAGAAAATCCGCCATTGCATCCAGTAATTGCTCAATATCCCCATTCATTGCGGCAGGAATACCTTCTGTTACAGCTTCTTCATGAATTAGGCTCGCACGTAAACGTAACAGTGACGGATCTGGCATTACACGACGAGGATGCTGAAACAGTGCATGGAACTGGTCAACCATCAAGTAAATACTTTCAGTAGCGCTACCAAAGCCTGGTTTAAGCTCATACGGCTCAGGTTTAAAACCTACCAGCTTGTCTGCGACTAGTTTCAGATGGTCGGTCAGTTTCGTGAAATTCATGTTTTTCCTTTCCTTCATACATATTCATCGAGTCCATTGTGACCCAGCGTGGCAAGGTCACGAAATTTTACTATCAGGCTTAAAGGTCTGCGAAATGGCTTAGAGTGTCTCGATCAACAGTAGAGTCAATCTGACCAACGAGATAGGTGCTTTGTTCTGCCTCCTGTGGGGCGATCTGCAAAGTATCGGACAACAGCCATTTGTTCATCCATACCAGTGGATCGTCTTTTATTTCTGGGAACAATGGTATAAGCCCAAGTCGGCGCATGGCCAGATTAGTTCGGTATTTTACATAGCTTTTGAGGATTTCTGCGTTTAAGCCGATCATGGAGCCGTTTTTAAAAAGATAGTCGGCCCAACGCATTTCCTGCTCCGCGACGTCCTTCATTGTCTGATACACGAAGCCTTCTTCTTCAATGGCAATTTGCTTCCATATCAGACCTTCCCGACCAGTGCGCATAAAGCGAATCATGCGCTCAGTACCTTCACAGTGCAGCGCCTCATCACGCGCAATGAAACGCATAATTTTTGTATTGCCTTCCAGCAGTTTCCGCTCACCAAAAGCAAAAGTACACGCAAAGCTCACGTAGAAACGGATAGCCTCCAGTGCGTTGATGGAAACCAGCGTGCGGAACAATTGGCGCTGGAGAGGGTAGGGTTTATCGTTAAACTCAGACGCATACAGACGTTCGAACTCATCTTCACCAAGATGTTGACGAGCGCATGTCATCTCGTACAGCTTGTCGTATTCAGTGGAAATGCTGATGGCCCTGCTTATGATTTCCTCATCTGTCACAATGCCGTCGAAGACAATGCCAGGATCGTCCACCATACCCCGGATGATGTGTGTATAGCTTCGACTGTGGATAGTTTCGGAGAACGACCATGTCTCAACCCAAGTTTCAAGTTCAGGAATTGAGATCAGCGGTAGAAGTGTCGCATTTGGACTACGTCCTTGAACAGAATCCAGCAGCGTCTGATAGCGCAAATTGCTCAGAAAAATATGGCGCTCATGCTCTTGTAGCTTCGTGTTGAAGTCAATGCGATCGGTAGTTATGTCAACTTCTTCCGGACGCCAGAAGAAAGAAAGTTGCTTCTCGATTAGCTTTTCAAAGTCGCGGTACTTTTGCTGGTCGTAGCGTGCTACGTTTACGGACTGGCCTAGGAACATAGGTTCTTTCGTTGCGTCGTTGGCGCCCAAACGGAAAGTAGAATAGCTCATTAGTTTACCTTTGATGTAATTGAATTGTTTTATTGATTTATAAAACAAATTGTTATCTTATTTGGTTAAACAAGGTATACAACGTTTTGAAAAGGTGGGGATTTCTCCCCACTCTAATTAGATTTTGCAAGCGCCATCGCACTCATCTTCTGGCTCTACCACGTCAGCAGCAGAGAAGGATGCCAAATCATCTTCACGCTTACCTGCCCCATCACGCGTGTTGTGGTAATAAAGTGTCTTCACACCTTTCTGATACGCAAACAGCAGATCTTCCAGTAGCTTCATCATTGGAACCTTATCGCCTGGGAAGCGAGTCGGGTCGTAGTTGGTGTTCGCAGAGATAGCCTGATCGAAGAACTTCTGAATGATGGCCACCTTAGTCAGATAGCCGCGGTTATCAGGCATATCCCACAGGTACTCGTACTGGTCTTTCAGTTGCGCGAAGACCGGAACGACCATCTTCACGATGCCGTCTTTGGAAGACTTCACTGACACCGGGCCGCGTGGTGGCTCAATACCATTGGTGGAGTTGGTGATCTGACTGGACGTCTCGCACGGCATTTGGGCGGTCAGAGTGGAGTTACGTAGACCATGCTCACAGATGCGACCACGCAGCTCTTCCCACGGCATTTTCAACTCGAAAGAAGTCTCCGGGTTGGCATCCAGCGTTTTGCGATAGTGGTCGACTGGCAACTGGCCCTGTGCATATTTGGTGTGGGAGAACCAGTCACATGCACCTTTTGCTTCGGCCAGTCGGCAGCTTGCATCAAGCAGGTAATACTGAATGGCTTCGAAGGTCTCATGCACCAATTGGTTGCCAGCAGCGCCAGAATAGTTAAAGCCGTTCTTCGCCAGATAGTAGGCAAAGTTGGTCACGCCAATACCCAGACTACGACGTGCTTTAGCCGGGATTTCTGCAGCATCCATCGGGTAATCCTGATAGTCGAGCAGAGAATCCAGCGCGGATACAGCATAGAACGCCACGTCTTTCAGCGAGTCCAGCGTGCGGATCGCCCCCAGGTTGAACGCAGACAGGGTGCAAAGTGCGATTTCCCCGTTCGGATCGTCAGTGAACGCCAGTGGCTTTGTCGGCAGCGTGATCTCCATGCAAAGATTGGACTGGTGTACCGGTGCAATTTCCGGAACGAATGCGCCGTGATTGTTCATGTGGTCTACGTTGGCAATATAAACGCGACCAGTAGAGGCGCGCTCCTGCATTAACGTAGAGAACAGGTCAACGGCCTGGATAGATTTCTTACGGATGCTCTCGTCAGCTTCATACTTCAGGTACAACTCTTCAAACTTGTCCTGATTAACAAAGAACGCGTCGTACAGATCCGGTACATCATGTGGGCTGAACAGAGTAACGTTTTCGTTGCGCACCAGGCGCCGATACATCAGACGGTTAATCATCACGCCATAGTCAAGATGACGAACACGGTTCTCTTCGATGCCACGGTTATTTTTCAGCACCAGCAGACTTTCAACTTCCAGATGCCAGATAGGATAGAACGCAGTAGCAGCGCCGCCGCGAACACCGCCCTGAGAACAGGATTTGACCGCCGTCTGGAAGTGTTTCAGGAATGGAATAACGCCAGTGTGGGTGGCCTCGCCATTGCGGATTTCACTACCCAGCGCACGCAGACGACCAAAACCTACCCCAATGCCTGCACGACGTGATACATAGTCGATGATTGCGGAGGAAGCGGCGCTAATTCCCTTTAGGCTATCTTCTGCTTCAATCAGTACACAACTGGAGAACTGGCGGGTAGGTGTACGCAC